ATACAAATATAATTATATTTATTTAATATGGCAAGTGAAACCTACGAATTTTTAAAAAATATTTATGACGGTGAAGAAGTTAGTAGATGGAATTATCCAGATAAGTTAATTTATGATATTCGTCCGACCAAATACCCACAATCAACACAAGTTATAATTGCTTTTGATAGTGATGATGATTTTTTAGATGTTTTAGGAATTGATAATGATGAAGATATATGGACTTGGTGTAAATTTATGGGTAGAGGATATTATGGTGATGATGTTGATACTGAAAGATGGAGGTCTGATTGGGAAGAAGGATATCTTATTGATAGTTTTAACGAAGAACAAAAAGAAAAAGTAAGACAAATTTTAAAACTTACAAACCCAAAACTCATATTAACTAATGAAAATACTCATATTGTTGCAAATTTTTTAGATAGTACATTTAATAATGAGGTAGATGATATTATCTATGATTATGCTTATGAATCTGAACAGTGTATTAGTAGAGAAGTTATAAGTTTTTTAGAAAAAGAAACAAAAAATCCATTTTTAAAACACGGTATTGTTGAGGAGCAGCACGCTTATAAATTTAAAACAACTGTTGGTATTTTACTTAATTGGTATAGAACATTAAAAGCTGAAGATGAAGATTTAAAAGGTTTATTAAAAGTTCTTGTTGAAAGGTACCAAAAAAATGTGAATCGTGGTGATTGGTATGAGTTAGAATATAATGTTTGGTGTAGTGATTTTGATAGAGAAGCTATAAATAGATCATATGATAATAATTTAGATAAGATGCTTGAGGCTGCCGAAGAAACATTGGAAAATAATCCGGATTATGAAGAATATATAGCTTTAATGGATAGAGTTACCAAACTTGGTGGTTTTGATAAATGGATTAATATTCAAAATGGTAATCGGATTAAATTTCACGATATTGATAGAGATACAAATACATTAAGGATAATTTACGCAAAAAAATTTCAATCAAGTGGTCAAATGAGGAGTGTAAATAATGTTGAAGATTTAAATACTATGATATATAATTTAGAATTATTTGAAAGTATTAGAAAAATTTTAAAAAAACTTTTGTAAATTGAATTATTCTTTTTATATTTGATGTATGGAAAGAAATTTTGAATTGTTAAAGGAAGTATTATCAGTCCCAACAAAAACATATCAAGAAGGTTTAATGGTTGAATTTATTTGTGAGTGGTTGGAAAAAAATGATATTCCATTTTATATTGACCAGTTTAACAATGTTTATGCTTTAAAACAAACTGACGAAGATGTTGAGTATTTTCCTTGTGTTGTAGCACATACAGATACGGTTCACGCAATTGATACAATAAATGTTAGAGAAGAAATGCTCCCAAATGCACAAAAAGAAATTAAATTGGCATTAAAAGCATATAATGATAATGGTAATCCGACCGGTATTGGTGGTGATGATAAGTGTGGTGTATACGGTTGTCTTGAATTATTAAAAGAACTACCAAACCTAAAGGCCGCATTTTTTGTTGCAGAAGAAACTGGTTGTAAAGGTTCGTTTAATTCAGATCCAGAATTTTTTAAAAATGTTGGTTATGTTATTCAGTTTGATGCTCCGGAAAACAATATGATTTCTGAATATCTTATGTCAAAACCAATGTTTAATAGAAACAGCCAATTTTTTGAAGTTGGTGGTCGTTTAATTACAGAACACTTTCCAGGTGATGTAAAATATCAACACCACCCTTATACGGACATATATCCGTTAAATCAAAGGTATGGTATATCTTGTTTTAACATATCAATTGGTTATTACAATATGCACACAAGAAATGAATATGTTGTTGTGGATGATACTTACAACGGAATTAAAGTTGGTAAGCTAATGATTGAGGAACTTGGTTATTCTAAACATTAAAAAAAAGGAGGGTTTTTAATCCTCCTTTTTCTTTCTACCCCTTTTCTTTGGTTCTGGTGTTTCCCTACTTTCAATATCTATTGTTTGGTCATCACCTTCTCCTTTAACAAATAACATATATTCTTTTTCTTCTAAAACCTCATTAGTTAAAATTTTTTCAGAAATTAAATCCTCAATTTTATCCTGGATAGCTCTTTTTATTGGTCTTGCACCATACTGGTCATCAAATCCAACTTTTGCGATTAGTTCAATAACTGATTGTTCATATGTAATTTTATACTTCATTGATTCTAATCTTTCAATTAATCTATCAATTTCAAGTTTTACAATTTTATCAATGTGTTCTTTTTTAAGTGAGTTGAAAATTACAACATCATCAATTCTATTTAAAAATTCGGGTGCAAAAAACTTACTTAATTCTTTTTTAAGAACATCTCTTTTGTATTCTTCTTGTACGGCCTCACTATCATTATTTGTTTTAAAACCAACTCCGGAACCAAAATCTTGAACTTTTCTAACACCGATATTTGATGTCATAATAATTAAACAATTCTTAAAGTTAATCTTTCTACCAAGACCATCTGTCATATGACCATCGTCTAACATTTGAAGTAATGTTGAGAAAATATCTTTATTTGCTTTCTCAATTTCATCAAATAAAATAACTGAATATGGTTTGTTTTTAACTTGTTCTGTTAATTGTCCACCTTCTTCGTGACCAACATATCCTGGAGGAGAACCGATAAGTCTTGATATTGTATGTTTTTCTTGGTATTCTGACATATCAACACGAATCAAACTATCTTCACTACCAAAAATTTCCTTTGCTAATTTCTTTGCTAAAAATGTTTTACCAACACCGGTTGAGCCAAGGAATATAAATGAACCAATTGGTCTATTTGGATCCTTAATACCAACTCTATTTCTCCTAATTGATTTTGAAATTTTCTTAACAGCTTCCTCCTGTCCAATAACACTATTGTTTAATGAATTTTCTAAATTAACCAAAGAATTTTTCTCATCAATATTAATTTTACTTACTGGAATTTTTGTCATATTTGATACAACATCATAAATTAAATCTTCCGGAATACCTCTTTTACTATTTTTTAAGTCGTCCTCAAATTTCTTTTTTTCTTCCTCTAGTTTGTTTATAACATTTTTTTCTCTATCACGAAGTTCTGCTGCTAATTCATATTTTTGTTTTTTAATAACATCAACTTTTTCTTTTTTAATGTCATTAAGCTCTTGTTTTAAATCCTCAATATGTTCTGGTAATTTTATATCAATTTGCATTCTTGACCCAACCTCATCTAAAATATCAAATGCTTTATCAGGAAACTCTCGGTCTGTAATATATCTATCAGCTAATTCAACACATAAAGTCAAAACTTCATCAGAATAAGTTACTTTGTGATGTTGTTCGTATTTTTCTTTACTATTTTTTAGTATTTGAAAAGTTTCTTCTTTTGTAGATGGGTCCACAATAATTTTTTGGAATCTTCTTTCTAGAGCTCCATCTTTTTCAAAATGTTTCCTATACTCGTCAAGTGTTGTTGCACCAATACATTGAATTTCACCTCTAGCTAATGATGGTTTAAAAATATTTGAAGCATCTAAAGAACCTGACGAACTCCCAGCACCAACAATTGTATGAATTTCATCAATAAAAATAATTATGTTTGGCGAATTTTGTAATTCTTCTAAAATTACCTTCATTCTTTCCTCAAATTGACCTCTATATTTTGTTCCGGCAACAACAGAATTCATATCTAATGAAACAATTCTTTTGTCAGCAAGATTTTTAGGACAATCACCATCAATTATTTTCATTGCTAAACCCTCAACAATTGCAGTTTTACCACATCCAGGTTCACCAACAATTATTGGATTATTCTTTTTTCTTCTCGAAAGAACTTGAGCAATCCTCATAATTTCTTTTTCTCTACCAACAACCGGATCTAATTTACCTTCAATAGCTAGTTTGTTTAAATCTCTGCTAAAATTGTCTAAAACTGGTGTTAATCCATCACCCTTTTTTTTGTTTTTGTCGTTGTCATCAATAAATTCTAATCCCATATTTTAATTTTTATTTTAATTTTAATTATAAATGAACTTGTAGTCAATATTTGACTTTATGTCAGTTTAAAAATTAAAAACCTGACAATTTGTCATATTTATAATTTTGGTATACATTTAGTAAAAAAATAAACAAAATAAACTTATAAAAAACAAAAAAAATGTTTAATAGAAATTTTAACAGATTATTTAATGAATTATTTAACGACCTGGATAGACAATTTTTTAATCCAGAAAATTATGAAAGAAAAAATTTTACATCTGATGATGGTTCTTTTTCTTATACGATATTCACAAATAAAATGAACCAACAAAATAAACCAAATGAAATTTCATTATTAAAACAAGAACTTGATATTGCGGTAGAAGAACAAGATTTTGAAAAAGCTGTGGAGTTGAGAGATAAAATTAAAAATTTAGAAAAGAATAAAGAAAAAATAAGTAAGCTAAAAAAAGAACTGGATGAATGTATAAAAACCCAGAACTTTGAGAAGGCGATAGAATTAAGAGATAAAATCAACTCCCTAAAATAAATAAAGTCCACCCCAAAAGGGTGGATTTTTATTTTGTATAAAATATATTTATTAAAAAATAATAATTATGGCAATTACAAAAGAAGAAATTAAAGGAACAAAAATATTAAATGAAGTTCAATCATCAAATTTAGTAAGAACTGAATATGACACAGAATCAAAACTTTTAGTTGTTGAATTTAAAAATGGTACCAAATATGAGTATGAAAATGTTCCACACCAATTATATACACAATTTAGAGGTGCACCATCACAGGGAAGTTTCTTTAGTTCTAAAATTGCAAAAGCACATAAATACAAGAAATTAGGTTAATTTCATATACCATTATATTTATATGTAATGGAAAACGAATTACTAAAAAGTTTTGAACCAAGAAAAGAGTTAAATCCAAAAATTTGGGAAGGTTCCGGTAAGGATATGAAAATGAATCCAGAGGTTAGAGAAAAACTTCTTGAGATTTCAGATTTATTTTTGGAGTTTGTTGGTACCGATATTTTAATCACAGATATTATAATGATTGGATCATTAGTTAATTATAACTGGTCCAAATTTTCCGATATTGATTTACATATAGTATTAAACTATAATCAATTCCCAAATAACTCAAAAGACCTTTACGTTGAATATTTTGATTTGAAAAAAATTGTGTTTAATCAGAAACACGACATAAAAATTTTTGGGTATGATGTTGAGTGTTTTGTTCAAGATGAGGCTGAAACCACATTTAGTAGTGGTATATACTCAATACTATATAATGATTGGGTTAATGAACCAAAAAAATTAGATAATAAAAATGTTGATATAAAACTTATTAAAAACAAATCAAAACAATGGATGAGGATTATTGATGGTGTTGTTGATAATATTGATGATGAATCTCCAGATGTTATTAGGTCAATTGTAAAGAAATACAAAACAAAACTTAAAAATTTTAGAAATTGTGGTTTAGAAAAAAATGGTGAAATGTCGGTTGAAAACCTAGTATTTAAACTACTAAGAAGAAATGGTTACATAGAAAAATTATACGACTTACCAACAAAATTAATTGATAAGAAATTATCAATGAATCAATAATTTAATTAAAAAACAAATAATCTTAAATATTGATATATTTATTAAAAAAAAATAATTTATTCAAAACAAAATATTATGGGCGGATTAAAACCTATTGGAAGTGAAAAATTGCAAGGAATGGATAAAATCAAAAGAATGATTGAAATATCCCGTTATAAAGAAAATGTTCCGCAAAGAATCAATGAAGATAAAAAAACAGAATATACTATTGGTCTTGCTGATGGTAATGACTATGAAATTGTTAGAGAAAAACAAGGTTATGTTATTAAAAAACAAATTTCTGAATCAGTAAGTGAATATATCGAACCTATGAGAAATAGAAAATATTATTCTTCATATTCTCAAGCGTTAAAAAGATTAAATTTAATTACAAAAGAAATAAATTCATTAACCGAAAATAAAGAAGAAATTTCTTTATTTGGTGAACAAAAAAAATTTAAATTAAAGGTCCCAAAAGCTGAAGGTGGGGCGGATACTGGAGGAGCTCCAGAATTACCACCAGCACCTATGCCGGCACCAGCACCCGCACCCGCACCAGATATGGGTGGAGCACCAGAAACAACGCCTATGCCAGATGAAGGTGGAGCACCAGAAGCAGATATGGGTGGAGCACCTATGCCGGATGAAGGAGGAGCGCCTGAAGATATGCCGGAACCAGATATGGGTGGAGAAGAACCAGAAGGTGAAGAAGAAGGCGGGGCAGTAACTTTTAAATCAATTCAAAAACTTGTTGGAAAATTAGGTCAAAAACTAAGAGCATTTTCTGAAGATCAAGAAGAGGGTATGTCAAGTGATGACGTAAAATATGTAATTAATTCTGTTTTATCAGCCCTTGATTTATCAGTTTTAGATGAGGATGATATGGACGAAATTATGGCAAGATTAGAAGGTGAGGAAGAAGATGGTGAAGAATTTGAACCGGAAGAAGGTGAAGACGAAGAAGATGGTAGTTCAGAAGATGAAGAAATTGCACCAGAACCACCTGAAGCACCAGAAGGTGAAATGGCAGAAGATTTTGATGATATGGGTGTGATTGGTAAATCAATTGCTAATAGAATGTCAAAACAAATGTCAGATAATATTGGTAAAATGAATGTTTACGGTGATTATGGTGGTGAACTTGATGAATTTGAGGATCCGTCTTGGTTTGAGGACGCAGATAAAATTTATGGCCAAAAAGATTTTGATTTTGGATTTGAGGGTACCGGCAAAGATTTTTCAATAGAGGATGAAAGTGTTCCATTTAGAAAAAGAGGAGGTAGAGGAAGAATTTCATATGGTGATATTGATGAAATGTTTAGTGAGTCAAAAGTTGATAAAATATTAAAAAGTTATTTAACTGAAGATGTTATAAATAAATCTAAACCATTATATAAAGAAAATAAAAGTGAAATTAAAAGATTATCAGAATCTGTTAGACAAGAAAGAGGTGGTTTAAAATTTTTAGAAAATAACCCAAATTCAGTTTTACTTGGTAAGACAAATAAAGGAAATCTTTTATTTAAAAACGGAAAATATAATTATAAAATCAATATAGACGGAAAGGTTGAATGAATTATTTGATTTACATAAATGGTTTGGGACCTAATTATAAGGGAGAAAACATTTATGAATTTATTTTTTCTGAATCGTTGATTGATGTTTGGGGTGAAAGTTGGGAAGTAAGACCAGCAAACGGTTACCCAAGTCCTCCAGATATTGAACATATTAAAAAGGTAGGTGTTTTGATGAATAGTAATATTACTATGGATTTAATTCAAGATTCCGATGTTTTTTCAGTTCAAGACTCAATCGATGATGTTATTGCATTAGGATGGGAAAAAGAAGAAGATTTGGATTTTTCATTGATTAAAAGATTGGTTTTCCGTTACGGTGAAACAGAACAAAACGTTAAAGATAAATTATACGAGAGAGACCTTGTATTAGAATTTGAAAAAAAAATAGTATATGAGAACTAATCAATACATTAATATATTACTTGAAAATGGTATTCATTTTAATACCATCTCAAAAATGAATAGAAATCAAATTAAAGTTTTAGCTGAAAGATTTGAGACAAAAGAAGCGGTACAAACAGTACAACAAACGGGCTATAAAACAACAATAACACCGGGTTCTCAAGCAAACTTAAATGTTCCAAGTGGTGCTGACATTTCTGTCGACCCAAATAAAGGGATTACAATGATGTCAAAAGATAAACCAGTTGGTACTGGCGAAATACCAGAAGGTGAAGTTAAAGAAAAATTTGAATCAAAAGCACAACAAGGATTATTTTATGCGAAATGTGGTGATGGAAAAACAAAAGAGCAAAAAAAATGGTGTAAAATGAAAGATGAATTTGAAAAATTTACATCAAAAAAAGATTACAAAAAAATGCCAGAAAAATTACACCCAGAAAAAACTGTTAAATACAAAAAGAAAAAAACAAACGAAAATTTTGAAAAGTTTTTGGAAGATAGAATTGTTAATATGTTAGACGAATATATTAATCCATCTATGACAAAAAGTGATTTGTTGAAAACTCTTAATGAAAAAAAGGAATCAATGGTATTGAGAAGACCTAAAAAAATGTCTATGTTTTCCGATGAAGAAGGAATTGAAATGAAAAAACCAATCGGAAAAATAACAAGTTTAGGTATGATGGAAAATAGTACAAAAGAAAAAGAAGCACCAACAAAACCGGGAATTAAAAATCCACCAAAAAGAAAAAATCCTTTCAAGGATCCAAATCCAGGTGTTAAAGAAAATCCTAAAGCTGAAAAGGAAAAACAAAAAAGTGAATTTATGTCAGCAATAATGCAAGTATTAAGTTTATAATAATGGGAAATAAAGATATTGAAAAATTAATTAGAAAAATTGTTAAGGAGGCTCCGGTTGATTACGGTGATTATCCTGAAAGAATGCACCCAAGAACTCAAGCACGAATTGAGGATCCAGAAGGAATTTACGCAAAAAACAGAGCGTTTAGAAAAGGTGTTTCTGATGTTGAAAGAATGGCCGGTAGCAGATTTAAAGAAATTGTTGATTATGTTAAAAGATATTATGAAACGGATTTAAATATTACGGAACCAAGAATTAAGAGAGCAATCCAAATGGAACAAATGATGTCAGTTCAACAAGCAATGCGAATTGAACCTACTAATAGAGAACAATTAAGAGATTTAGCCGTAGAGATTGCAGCCAAAGAAGAAGGATGGCTTCCATATAACAAAAATATGGAAGAAGCAATTGCCGAAGGTTTTGTATCAAAAGAAAGAAAAGAAGGTGGTGTTGTTTACCAGTTTGACTTTGTAAATATGCTTACATTTTTAGGTGAACAAAGAATTAATCCAACAATATTTCAAATGAAATCAAAAGAAAGTAAAAAATTACCATTACCACCTAATTTTTCTTTTGATATTGATGAACTTACACCGGAAGAACAAAAACAATTGGAAATTGAAAAAAGAAACGTAATCAATGCGATTATAATGGGTAAAGGTAAAAAAGGTCAATTTGCTTATCAAATGTATAAAGACAGATTAGACGCTATTGATCCTAGATTATATCCTTTGTACAACAAAATTATGGGTGCAAATGATTTAATGTATTTTACAGATGAAGATTTAATTGAAGCTCTTGGTGGAAATGCCGCTGGTGCTGCTGGTAAAATGGAACCAAATGACGACGATGAAGAAGAAGATGACGAACAAGGTGGTGAAGAAGAGGAAAATGATACGTATTATGCAAATGGTGTTATTTTTCCAATTTTACTTCACGAGTTATTTAAATCATTTTCTATGGTTCAATCAAGAGCTCAATGGAAAGATATGGACCCAGAAATGGCTGGTGCTGTAATTGGTCAAACAGATACAATGCAGAATGAACCAATGAATTTTAGAGTTGGTGCCGAACTTGTAAGAAAAATTAGAACATTACTTCCGGAAGAATTAATTTTAGTACCGGATAGTAAAAAATATATTCCATTTTTTGAACAGGCTCTTTATAGTGTACCGGCTGAAGATTTCTTAAAAAATATAATTGCTAATGTTATTTCTAATGATAAATCAGATAATCAAAAAGCACAAAAAAGATTTGAGGAGTTATTATCAAAAGCAAAATCTGAATACAAAAAGTATAAAGAAACTTCTGATAAAGATTTTGATGAGGATGAAGACGAAGATGATTTATTATCACAATTAGGATTATAAAATATATCTATAATTAATTTAAACCCCCTTTTATGAAAATAACTGGGGGTTTGATATTTATATAAAAATATCTTTATGGGTTTAACTAAAGAACAAGTAATGTTAGAGTATGTAAAATGTATGAAGGATACACCATACGCATTAAGAACATATCTACAAACATATGATAATACAGTATCAAAATATGTTCCTTTGGAATTATTTCCAGATCAAGTTTCATTGTTAGATGACTATGAAGAATATGAAGAAAATATCGCTTTAAAATATCGTCAAGCCGGTGTATCGACAGTAACTGCCGCTTGGACATCAAAAAGATTAGTTTTTGCAAAAAAAGAAAGACCAGAAAAAATTCTAATTATTGCCAACAAACTTGATACATCAATGGAGATGGCTAATAAAATTAGGGCGTTTGTTGAGCAATGGCCTAGTTGGGTTGGAACTGGGTTTTCAGCAGATAAAAATTCACAAAGACATTATAAATTGACAAACGGTTGTGAAGTAAAAGCCGTTGCAACATCAAGAGATGCGTTAAGAGGTTATACACCAACAATTCTTATTTTTGATGAGGCGGCGTTTATTGAAGCTGACGGTGATTTCTGGGCGGCCTGTATGGCATCACTTTCTACAGGTGGTAAAGTAATTGTCGTATCAACACCAAACGGTTATGACCCAATTTATTATGAAATTTACAATCAAGCAACAAAAGGAATAAATAACTTTAAAATCTCTGAAATGTTTTGGTGGAAAGACCCAAGATACTCAAAGGATTTGTATTTGGTTCCAACAGATGATATGGTTGATTATTTATTACACAAAGATGAGAGAGACCATTCTGGTAATGTTTCATTTGCAGATACAGACCCATATGATAGGGACTACGAACAAATAAAAGAATATTTTTCACAAGGATACAAACCGTGTTCTACTTGGTATGAGAAGATGGTTAAAAAATTAAAGTATGATAAAAGAAAAATAAATCAGGAGCTTAACTGTGAATTTCTTGGTTCCGGAGATAATGTATTTGACGGAAAACAACTTGATTATATCAAACAAAATACACTACAAGATGCACCAAATAAAATGATGGGAAATGCTCTTTGGATGTGGAAGGAACCAATTGAGGGACATAAATACATTATGGGTGTTGACGTATCCCGTGGAGATAGTGAAGACTTTTCATCAATTCAAATAATTGATTTTGATGATAGAGAACAAGTTTTTGAATATGTTGGGAAAATCCCACCAGATGCTTTAGCTGAAATTGCATATAAATGGGGACTAATGTATAACGCATTTTGTGTTGTGGATATTACAGGTGGTATGGGTGTTACAACAGTAAGAAAAATGCAAGAACTCGGTTATAAAAATTTATATATTGATGGTGTTGACTCTACAAACATTTGGGCTTACAACCCAAAAGCTCAAGATAAAATTCCAGGAATTAATTTTAATAACAAAAGAGTTCAAATTATTGCGGCATTTGAAGAATATGTTAGACATAAATTTAAAATTAGAAGTTCACGACTTTATAATGAAATGAATACATTTATTTATGTAAATGGAAGACCAGACCATCAAAAAGGACAACACGATGACCTTATTATGGGTATATCTATGGCAATATACGTTGGTGAATCTTCATTCTCAAAACTAGAAAAAGTTGTAGAAAAAACAAAAGTTATGATTAACTCTTGGACTGTAACAGAAAATGAAAGTGTTAAAGAAATAATAAATTTTAACCCATATATTCCAACCGGACCAAATCAAAATCATAATAGAAATAATGAAGCATCAAAAAATGATTATATAAAATACGGTTGGTTATTTGGTACAAAAATGTAAAAATGGGATTAGAAAGAAGAAAAAGGTCGGGTAATTTAATTGGTGGTTCTAGATTGGTAGTTCCCGGACAAGACATATATAATGTAAAAAAATTCCAACCATCATTTAATAAAAAGGGGTCAAAGAGGGATGAATTTTTTGTCCCACCACCAGTTACAACTACAACAACTACAATTATTCCAGTTCAAACCTGTAATATTGAGACACAACAAAATTTTCAAATTATAACTCAAGGATTTGATAATTTAATATGGTGCTAAAACATTTCCTTTTAATTAAAGATATTTAAAATATAAGTATGGAACAAAATAAAAATGATAATTTAACAGTATGGCAAAGGTTGTCACAAACCTTTGGGCCAAACTCACTATTAAATCAAGATTACCCAACATATAAGCTTGATAGGGATGTCTTGTTAAAGACAAATGACAAACTTGAATTTGAAAGACAAAAATTACAAGCACAACAAACAATGTATCTTGCCGGTCAATGGGCAAAGATTGAAAACAATCTTTACACACAAGCGGTATATTATGAACCAACAAGATTGGCATCATTTTACGATTACGAATCAATGGAGTTTACACCGGAAATATCAACAGCTCTTGATATATATTCCGAAGAATCAACAACACCGGATAAAGACGGTAAACTGTTACAAATTTATTCTGAATCAAAAAGAATTAGAACAATTCTTGAGGATTTATTTATAAATGCGCTTGATGTTAATACAAATTTACCAATGTGGATTAGAAATACATGTAAATATGGTGACAACTTTGTATATCTAAAATTGGACCCAGAAAAAGGTATTGTTGGTTGTATGCAATTACCAAACATTGAAATTGAAAGATTGGAAAGAGGTATGGCAGCAAAATCAGTAAATGCTGAGGTTGACCCAAAACAAAAAGGTTTAAGATTTCATTGGAAAACAAAAGATTTGGAATTTAATACTTGGGAAATAGCACATTTTAGATTATTAGGTGATGATAGAAAATTACCATACGGAACATCAATGTTAGAAAAAGCCCGCCGTATTTGGAAACAGTTATTGTTGTCCGAAGACGCGATGTTAATATATAGAACTGCAAGAGCCCCAGAAAGACGGGTGTTTAAAGTATATGTTGGGAATATGGATGACAAAGATGTTGAGGCTTACGTACAAAGGGTTGCAAACAAATTTAAAAGAGATCAAGTTGTTGATAATAAAACTGGAAATGTTGATTTAAGATTTAATCAAATGGCCGTTGACCAAGATTATTTTGTCCCCGTGAGAGATCCTGCCGCACCAAGCCCAATTGATACTTTACCAGGTGGACAAAATATGTCCGAAATTGCCGATATTGAGTATATTCAAAAGAAACTTGTAACGGCATTAAGAATACCAAAAGCATATCTTGGTTTTGAGGAAGCCCTTGGTGATGGAAAAAATTTGGCATTACTGGATATTCGTTTTGCTAGAACAATAAATAAGATTCAAAAAAGTGTAATTTCAGAATTAAATAAAATTGCAATCATTCATTTATTTTTATTAGGGTTTGAGGACGAATTACAGAATTTTACATTAGGTCTTACAAATCCATCAAAACAAGCTGACTTGTTAATGGTTGAGGTCTGGAAAGAAAAAGTTGCGTTATATAAAGAACTTGTTGCTGAAATTCCAAAATCATTACAGGCTACCTCTGCTACTTGGGCTAAGAAACATATATTTGGTTTTTCTGATGAAGATATTAAACTTGATATACAACAAATAAGATTAGAAAGAGCGGTGTCAGCTGAATTGGATAATACGGCAACAATAATTACAAAAACAGGATTGTTTGATACTGTTGATAAATTATACAAACAAGTAACTGGAACAACACAAGTAGGAGCTGCCGCACCAGCACCACCACCGGGAGGTGATATGGGAATGGCTCCACCACCGGGAGGAGAAGCAGGAGGAGCACCACCGCCAGCACCAGGAGGTGAAACATTACCGGAAGAAAAGAAAAATGATAATTTAAATATACTTTTAGAAAGTGATGATTTAATGGGTGATTCATATATTGATTTATCAAAAGGAAAAAATTCATTGGGGTCAATTGAAGATGAATTGTTAAAATTGTTAGGTGACTAATATTTATAATAAAAAATAGTTATGAAATTTGGTTTAATTAAATCTAGAATAGAAAAATATTTAAGTGAGTCTTATAAGAATAAAGATTTATTTAAAGTTAATATGAGTGTGTTTAACGAACTTGTATTAAGTGATAGAAATATAAAAAAATTATTTTATTTATATGATGAACTGTCAACTAATAAAGGTTTGAATGAAAATTATGCAAATGAATTTTTAAATCAATCGCAAATTTTATTTGAAAATACAATAAATAAAATTAACCCAAAAAAGATTAAAGAGCTTGAGATGTGGGTTGGTCATATTAAAACTAAAAATGAATACCAAGTAATTGACGATTATTTTTCAAAGGATATATTAAGATTAGAACACAAAATTAAAGGAAAAAATGTTATTCTTGAAACAATTAAAAAAGATAAGATTGTTGAGGATACAGATTTAGTTAATGTTCCAATTGATAAAATGTTTAAAGTTGCTAGTAAAACAATAGAAAGTTATATTGAAACTCTTTCTGAAAACGACAAAAAAGAAGTTATTAAAATCTTAAATGAAAAAGATGAAAAACTTAAAATTGAATTTGAGGTAATCAAAGAAAATGTTATTGACAGATTACAAAGAATGTTAGATGAAGAGTCGGATAATGAAGTTAAAACAACAATTAACGAAACAATCAAAAAAGTTGAGAGTGAAAATTTTGATAAGATTAACTATATAAAACTTAAAAATTTAAACAAAACAATTTAATTGTTTGATTTAAATGTTTTTTGAACATATATTGCTTTAATTTTTTGTTGTCTTTTTCTTACAGATTTTTTTGTAAATTCTTTTCTATTATTTAATAATGAATTTTGCCTTGTTTTAATTACCTTACTTTTTAATTCTTTTAGGGCCTTTTCAATACCACCCCTCTTATCCACATTTACTATTAACATATTTTTACGATTTATTTGATAAATATATAAGTTTTTTCTAATATTAATAAAAATAAACGATAGTAGTATGAAAAATTAGTATGAAAAAGGGTAAAACCGCAAAATTAACCGGATTCCGAACAAGTAAAATCCATTACGGAACCGTAGACTCAAAAGAATTTAAATCACTTTATTTAAACATTCAAACCTGGGTAGAACCAAAAACAGAAGTTGAGAATTGGACAAGAGTTGTGTTAAATCTAACAAGAGCTGTAAAACATTCAATTTACGAAAACATTGAAAAAGATTTATTTGACAATAAATTTATTGTTGATTTAGATTTAAGAACAAGTGGATTACAGTTAAAGAAGAAATCATTTATGAATCTTGAAATCAATTTATTTCTAATTAACGAAATTGATTTTAAATCAACAAAATTAAAAAAATCATTAAAGAAATTAACCAAAGAAATTTACAATGATGTTTTTTCTGGAAACGAGTACTTTAAATTTTATTTAACTAAAAATGGAAATTCTAAACCAATAAAAGTAAAAACGGAATTAGTTTAGTATTTATTAATAAAATTAAATATGAGAATATTAGGACCAAACGAAACTGGAAAAGGGATTCTTATCGAATACGACGCTGGTTATATAAATCCAAAAACAGAAAACAACCATTATATAATGGAATCAAAAACTTTTTTGGACCACTCAAAACCATTTGAGTTTTATGCTGTATTACAAAAATACAACACACCAAATAGAAATGGTAGAATATATCCGGAAAAGATTTTAAAAAGAGAAGCCGAAAATTATAAAAAAATGATTGAGAAAGGAACTGCTCTATCTGAGTTAAATCACCCGGAATCATCATTGATTGATTTGGATCGAGCATCTCACATTATAACTGATGTTTGGTGGGATGGTCCGGTATTACTTGGTAAATTAAAATTATTAACAAGTCCTGGTTTTCACGAAAGAGGTATTTGTTCTACAAAGGGTGATTTAGCCGCAAACTATCTTAGACAAGGTGTAACACTTGGTATTTCTTCTCGTGGTGTTGGCTCACTTAAAAAAGTTGGAGAACAAAATGAAGTACAAGATGATTTTGAATTAATCTGTTTTGACTTAGTTTCTTCACCATCAACACCTGGTGCTTATTTATTTTTGAATAAAGATGATAGAATGAAATTTGAAGAGAATTTGGACGAAGAAAAGAAAATGGCTGTTGAAAGAAATATTGGTGAGAGTGGCAACAAATCACTTGACTTAATGAAAAGATTATCCGATTATTTGGGAAAATAATAATTTATGGAACAAGGAGAAAAATATTTTGTAGCAAAAATTTCTACTGATCTTTTGGATAGCGAATCTGGTAGAGTAAAAAAAGTTAAAGAAGAAAAATTAGTTTTGGGATATACACCAACTGATGTTGAGGCCAAAGTAACAAAGGTTTATGAAAACTATACAATGGACTGGAGAATAACATCAATTACTGAAAGTAAAATTGATGAAGTAATAGAGTAAAAAATTTTTTTTAATTAAAAATTAAAGGGTAATCAAATTGGTTACCCTTTTTTTATTTTATCAATTTTTTCACTAAAAAACCCACAATACTGAATTTTTCACAAAATGTCAATATTTATATTGTAAAACAAATAGATAAATGTCTAAAAAAGAAAATTTAGTAGAGGATACATTTTTACAAATTAAAAATTTGGAAGAATCTCTAAAAAGAAATGCACAAGGAATACTTTCTTCGACAATGAAGGAAGAAATCAAATCATTAGTAAAAGAATCTCTAAACGAAGAAGAAGATGAAGAAGAGATTGATGTTGATGCTGAGTCGGGTGACGAAGCTGATTTAGAAGATGTTGAAGCTACCGATTCGGAAGATGAGGAAGATGATACTGATAATTTAGGTGATGAAGAAGGGGATTCAAGTGAAGATGACGAAACAGATATGATGGGCACAAATATGTTGGATACAGACGGTGAAGTCGAACCAGTTAATATGACACAAGCATCAGATTCTGAATTATTTGCTGTTTTCAAAAAAATGAAACCAACTGATGGAATCACTGTAGTAAAGGATGGTGATATGTTACATATTGACGACGAAAATAATGACATAGAATACTTAGTCCAACTTGGCGAATCTTACGAAGGTGAAGGTGAGGATGAAGAGCTTTACGAATTTGAAGAAGATGAAGAATCTGGAATTTCCACAGGGGACATTGATCAAATGTTTGGTGAAGAAACAATTTATGAAATAGAAGTTTCTGACGATGGTGGAAGAGAAATGTATGAAGATATGGAAGAATACGAATTTGAAACTGAAATGTTTGAAGATGATTTTGATGTTGAGAGTATGGAACCAGAATTATTTGAAGATATGGAAGAAGATGAATTTGGAACTGAAATGTTTGAAGATATGGAAGAAGATGAAATGTTTGAAGATATGGAAGAAGATGAAATGTTTGAAGATATGGAAGAAGACGAAATGTTTGAAGATATGGAAGAAGATGAAATGTTTGAAGATATGGAAGAAGATGAAATGTTTGAAGATATGGAAGAAGATGAATTTGGAACTGAAATGTTTGAAGATATGGAAGAACCTAATGTCGAAGACGAATACATTGCAGAATCTTCAAAATTTAAAGCTAAAGGATTAGGTATGGGAAATGCCTCTAAATTCAGATATGATAAAAAACCTAATATGGGTGGTGGTTTTAAAACTGTTAAGAAAAAAGTTAACAAAACAATGGGAACCGGAAAAGCAAAATTTGAATATAAAGAAGGTGTTGCCAAAGATAAAAAAATAAAAAAAGTTGAGACAAAAGAAGCTTCAAGAACTCTTGGAAATGGAAAAAGATGGGGTAGAGAAGGTTTAGACAAACCAAGAACTGCGCCAAGACATTTAAGAAAAGAAAGTATTGAAGAATTTGAAACTCTTAGAAGTAAAAATCAAGAATATAAAAAAGCGCTTGATGTATTTAGAAATAAATTAAATGAAGTGGCAGTATTTAATTCAAATTTAGCGTATGCTACTAGATTGTTTACAGAACATTCAACAACAAAACAAGAAAAGATTAACATCTTAAAAAGATTTGATAATGTTGAAAATCTTAAAGAATCTAAAAATCTTTATAGAGCTATCAAAAATGAATTAACAGGAGAATCAAAAGGAGATAATACAATTAACGAGTCTATCGAAAGAAATTTTGTTAAAACTCCATCTACTGGTTCAGCTGTTAATTTGATTGAGTCAAAAACTTATGAAAATCCACAATTCTTAAGAATGAAGGATTTGATGAATAAAATTAAATAAATAAAAAAAAATAAACTTTTTTAAAAGTCAAGTATATTTATAATATACATAAATAAAAATAAAGCTAAAAAAAAATAAAAAATGGGAGCATTATTAGAATCAGGTCTTGTTGGTAACATCGGTCTTAAGCACCTTAAGGTTATCAAAGAAGATACAATTAACAAATGGGACAAATTAGGGTTCCTAGAAGGTCTTAGAGGCCACCTAAAAGAAAATGTTGCGCAGTTGTATGAAAACCAAGCTTCTTTCTTGATTAACGAAGCAACTTCAGAAGGTTCAAACGGAGCTTTTGAAACTGTTGTTTTCCCTATCGTAAGAAGAGTTTTCTCTAAATTGTTAGCAAACGATATCGTTTCTGTACAAGCAATGAACTTACCTATTGGTAAATTGTTCTACTTTGTACCTAAAATCCAAGGTTATCAAGAGGTTCAACCAGGAAATGGTGGAACACACTACGCACCAATTGGTTCCCCAAATAACCCAGGACAAGATACTACAGCTGGATATACTGGAGCTAACGCTTACCAAAAAAATCTTTATGATTTATTTTATGAAGGTTCTGAAGCTTCATTAGATCCTCCAGGATTGTTTGATTACTCTAAAGGTCGTTGGACTGGTGTTACAGCTGACACAACTGTACAAGCTTGGGTTAATGGTAATCTTGAAGATGCTGATGGTGAGTATAACAATAAAAATGTTAGAAAAGTAATTATTGCACTTTGTGATTTTGCTTACGCTGGTACTGGAAAATTAATCGGACCTGATGGTTCTGAAATTGATAGTGAAACTTTCCTTTCTGATTTAAGAATTTTTGCTAATACAGATTTTACTACAACTGCAGATACTTGTAACGCACTTTATGATGACAACGGAAATCCAAAATCATTATTGTTTAGAGTTGTTACTCAACAATATGGTAAAGGAATTGTAAATCCAACTTCAAGACAACAACAAACAACATTTACAAATAATAATGCAACACCTTACGCAGGTAACGGTGGATCATACAATGATATTTGTGACCAAGATGGTTGTATCTATTTAGAAGTTGACCTTTCTTGTCCAGTATGTGCTGGTTGTAACGCAGATTCACTTGATGGATATACAGGATCAACAATTGGAACATTACCAAATTCAGGTTTCACAACTGTTTACAGAAGATATGAAGAACTAGAATTTGAAGACAAAATTGGTGAAGTATCATTTGATCTTGAGTCAGTAACTGTATCTGTTACAGAAAGAAAATTAAGAGCTCAATGGTCACCAGAACTTGCTCAAGACGTTGCGGCATTCCACAACATCGATGCTGAAGCTGAATTAACAGCTTTATTATCAGAACAAGTTGCTGCTGAAATCGATAGAGAAATCTTAAGAGACTTGAGAAAAGGTGCTGCTTGGAACTTACGTTGGGATTACAACGGATGGAGAAGATTGAACTTAACAACTTCTTACACTCAAAAAGATTGGAACCAAACTTTGATTACAGCAATCAACCAATTGTCTGCACAAATCCACAAATCTACTTTGAGAGGTGGTGCAAACTGGATTGTTGTTTCATCTGAAGTTTCTGCAATCTTTGATGACCTTGAGTACTTCCACGTATCTAACGCTTCACCTGAGCAAGATCAATACAATATGGGTATTGAAAGAGTTGGAACATTGGCTGGTAGATACCAAGTTTATAGAGATCCATACTTCCCACCAAATCAAATCTTGATTGGTCACAAAGGAACATCTCTATTGGATACTGGTTACATCTACGCACCGTATGTACCTCTTCAATTGACACCTACAATGTATAACCCATTCAACTTTACACCTATCAAAGGTATAATGACTAGATATGCTAAGAAATTCGTTAACAACCGTTTCTATGGTAGAATCACAGTTGATGGAGTTAGAACATTTGACTTAAGAGAATTAAGATAAGATATCTTAAAAGTATAAGAAAAGGTCAGAGAAATCTGACCTTTTTTATTAAATAATAATTTAATTACAACTAATGTTCATTTGACACAAAATTTACTTTATAATTAAACTTTTTCAAAGTATTTATTAAGAAAAAATACTTAATTATGAAAAGTTTTTTAATCTTACTATTTACTTTAATTTCTTTTATAGGAATTACACAATGTAACCAATACTTTCTTTATGAAAGTTTTAGTTCTGCACTACCAACACAAAAGGGTACGTGGACAAACACTTCAGTCCCTTATGGTACAACACCAGTAAGAACAGGAACTAATATGTTGACATTTAATGGTCTTAATGACGCAATTAGAACACCATTAATTGCAAATCCTGGGGTATTAACATTTTGGTATAGAAGAAGTTCAAACACAACTGCTTGGACATTAAATATACAAACATCACCAAATGGAACAACTTGGACAACTAGAGGGTCTATAACAACTGTTACTACAACATACCAACAATACTCATTAAATATTGGAGCTTTAGGTTTAACAAATGTTTATATTAGATTAATCGATGCTAGAGGATCAGGTACACACGAAAGATATGTGGACGATTTAGGAATTACATCAACCGTTTCAAGTGAAAACACATTAATACCTATGATTGGGGCTTGTTCACAAACATTAAATTCAACATTTACATATACATTAACAGACGATGTTGGCCCTGCCGGCCCTATGGCTGGTGGTTATACAAATAGTGTTAATAGAACAATAACATTAACACCATCTGATAATACAAAAAAGTTACAGTTAGAATTCACTCAAATGGATTTAGAAACAAGTTATGATTATCTATACATTTACGATGGTCCAAATACCTCATCAACATTACTAGCAACACTTAATGGTACAACAATACCCCCTAATGTGACTGCGGAAAATGCGTCAGGACAACTTACAATTAGATGGACAACTGATATTTCTAATGTCGGTACTTGGGGTGGGTTTGCCGCTAATATAACATCGGTTACAGTTTGTACAACACCAACAAATGGTGGTACGTTAACCTCATCAAAATCAAATACAACGGTTAATGATGCGACAACATTAACAACAAGTGGTAACGAAGGAAGTACTACAAAAATTGAATGGTCATTTGACAATTTTACTACAGTTGCAGGATCAACAAGTAATCCTGCAAACCCATATAGTATTAGAATGAATGTACAACAAACTCAAATTTGGTTTAAATCAACATCAAAAAACGGTACCTGTCCTTCTGGAACTAGTAATATTGTTAGTGTAAATTTAAGAAACGCACCAACATACTCAACAGGAATTGATGATGGTGACTATATTTCAAATGTAACATTAAACAATATCAACAATACGTCAACAAATGATGGAGATGCTTACCAAGATTTTACTTCTCAAATTATTGAGTTAACTAAAGGAGAACCATATCAAATAAGTGTTACTGCGACAAACACACTTAGTCCAGGTCAAGGTTATGCGACATGGATTGATTATAACAATGATGGAATTTTTCAAACAACAGAAAATGTTTTACAAAAAGCACCAGCAAACTCAACAACACAGTTAGTTACTGTACCATCAGACGCTGTAACTGGTGACGTTTTAATGAGGGTTTTATCTGTTTGGAATGCAACACCATCAAATGATGCTTATTATTCAACTGGTTATGGTTATGGTGAAATAGAAGAATATACTGTTAGAATTTCTAATCCTATTGCCTTGCCAGTAGAATTACTTTACTTTGAGGGAAAAAGTTATTCAACATTTAATAGTTTAAAATGGGCAACAGCATCAGAACAAAATTCATCTCATTTTAATGTTGAAAGAAGTGATGATGGTGAAAATTGGAAATATTTAACAACAAAACAGGCAGCAAACAATAGTCAGTCAAAAATAAATTATACATATTTAGATAATTATAGAAATGAAAATGTTGTATATTATAGATTAATACAATATGATATTGACGGTAAATTTGAAATATTTGGGCCAATTGCAATTCAAGGGTATTTCTCAAGTAAAAAAATCATTAAATACATTAATTTGTCCGGCCAAGAAGTTAATGAAGACTATAAAGGTTTGGTATTTGAAGTTTACGAAGACGGTACTATGAGAAAAATAATTAGATGATAGAAAAATTTGATATAATAAAAAGGTTGTTTACATCAGTTCTTGCTCTGTTGCAACCTTTTATTATCTATTTTGTATGTGGGGATTTAATTTCAATATCACAATCTTGGACAACACCTTTACAACCTTTATTTATTTTTACAAATGCTCTTGTTAGTTATTTTTTCTTTGACTTACCTAAATGGAGAATACCAGCAATACTTTTATTACTTTTAACTGTATTTTCAGTTGAGAGTTGGTTTGTATTACATAATGTTTTGGCTGTTAGTTTTTTTGTTATGTCCGGAGTATCAATGTTGTCACTTAAAAAATTTAAATTCTATATTCCACTATATCTTATATCATTATTTTTTCTATTAAATGGTGGATTTTTCTGGATGGAAACTTGGGCAATAATATGTTTAGTGTTTTACCATATGCACGTAATGTTGTACACATTATGGGTTGGAAGAAATCACCCTAATTGATTTTGAAATAACTTCGGTCTCACCAATTGTAAAAGCATTTCTTTTATGGGCCGCTTTAACCGATTCAACAAGGTAATAAATTGCGTGTTCCTTATCCATTGTTGATAATATTGCTTCTAAATGATCCTCACTAATTAAATTTATTTCACCAAATAAATTACCATATATTTTATTTTCTTCCATTTTTTATTTTAATTGATATTTATAATATAATGAATATTGAAAAAATAATAAAGAGAATATTAAGAGAAGCAACTGGAGATTCTTCTGGTAGTAGGGGTAGTTATATTGCACCAATACAACCGGGCATTAGAAAATTTGAAAATTCACAAAATGGTCCTTTTACAATTGAGATTTCACCATATGATTCTCCAGAACTTGAGTATGATAGTTATGATGGAAAAATGAGTACACCAAAAAACAAAAGGAAGAAATTAGAAAAAGTTGCAAGAAAAGTAACTAATTTTATAAAAAACCATCCAGAATCAACAAATAGTGATGAAGATGGTAATGTATTAAATAGAACACCAAGTGGTAAAGAAAACTCAAAAAAATTAGAAGTTATTCCAGTAAAACATAAAAAAAATAAATTAAAAATTAATGAAATAACCACATCAACAACTGCTGGTGAATATTCCGGACCACAAGAGCTTGGATTGAGAAAATGGAAAAAATCAGAGCTTGGTGCATTTGAGATAGAGAGTGATAATCCAGTAAATAATTTTTTTAAAAAAAAAACAACAAAGAAAAATCATTATAAAGTTGTTGGTGGTTGGGAACCACAAAATGGGAATTTTGAAGTCCCAACATATGATGTTGATGGTGAACGTGAAAAAGTTATAACTAAAGGTCAATTATTAAATGACCCAATTGAGTGGTATAAACCATTTAAAAATAATTTTAAAACAAAAAAAGAAAAAATTAAAATAAAAAAAATGAATGAAGACTTGGCTGTTTGGTTTGGTAAAAATAAAAAACCAAAAGGTTCGTCACAACCAAAAGGACCTTGGGTTGACATTTGTAGAAGAGTTGATGGTAAACATCCACCTTGTGGTAGAAAAGACGCTGATAGTGGTTCATATCCAAAATGTAGGGCAGCCGGTGTTGCTGGTAAAATGTCAGATTCACAAAAAAGAGCTGCTTGTCAACAAAAAAGAAAAGCTGAAAAAAATGACCCACAAAGAGGTAAAGGACAAAAACCAGTTATGACATCATATAAAACTAAAAAAGAATCTATCAATAAATTAGTTGATAGAGTCCTCCTTGAAATTAGAAAGTTTTTCTAATACACTATGTAAAGAATTTTTGATTTGTGAATTTACAGTTTCTTCATAAGTCAATCTTCTTTTTTCAGTTTCAGAATCAAATACATATGTAATTCTTTCCCAATCTCTACTTGATAGTTTTACATCATAATGATATACGTGATTTGTAAGATTTATTCTTCCATCGGCAATTGTGATAAAAATACTTAAATCTTTGTTTTCCAAATATCTTTTATTGGACATTGGTGCAATTGATAGTTTTGTGTTTTTTTGTTTCATTAATTTTAGACAAATCATAAAACAAGTTTTTTCATAAGGTGAAATTTCTTCTTCACGTTTTACAATATTACCGCCTTTTACCAACCATAAATAAAATTTAAGTTTTAAGCGACTAAAGAATCTTTTGATATTTTCTGACATAATTTATTTTTTGTTTAAACTTAAAACAAAAAATCCAATAAAACAAATTTTTTAACAATAAACGCCAGAACAACGTTTTTTACCATCAAGTCCTGGTTTTTTACCTTTACATACTTGTACAGCATAACCATTTGCGTAAGCACTGGGGTACACGTCAAATTTAGATTTTGCGGCTGCTTTACCACGAGCACATAATTTGGTTCCGGTTTTTTTCCTACCTTCCATCATAATCATATCTTTATCAACAAAAGACATATTTTTCTTTTTTGTGTCATTTGTTTGATTCATTAAAAAATCAAATACTTGGTCCATATTATTTTTAGCTTCAGCAATATGGTCTTGAGCCCAATCATGTCCATTTTCTAAAATAGATTCCACAGTATTTTCATCTAATTGTAATAATAATTCACATTGTCTTTTCATTTGTTCAAGGTTTGAAAAAAACATATATCTTGATGACATATTTTCTTCTTCCTTTAAAACTTTTTTAATAATACTATCTAATCTATTCATAACTCTTATTTTATTTTATTTGATATTGCCTGCTCAATAGCTTCAATATATCTTGAGTATTGATTAAAATGGTGCGTTGCGTTATCAATTATTGTTTTAATATTTTGTTTTTGTTCGGGTCTCATTTTAGTCTGTTGAATATCGTTATTAATTTCGTTCAGTTTTTTCATAACATTATGATTTGGTTTGTCTAATCTTTTTAAATCTCTTGATAAATTTTTTAGTTGACTCAAATATTTGTAATAACTATAACCTTCACCTCTAAAAACACCCTTAACACCAGACCATACATCTCTTACTGGGTCAAGGATTGCCTCATCAATTTCTTGTTTTTTATTTATCTCTTCTCTAATTATTTTTTTTATTCTATTGTCGTTCATAATGTTAATTGTTTAAACCATTAATTCCACCAAGTGTAATCATATTTAATTGTGTTACTTGAGTTCCATAACCATCGGTCCATACTGGATGTGGAGGACTTACTTGTGTTACTGTTGATCCGGTTGCACCACAATCACAACAAACTACACAAATAAATGATTCGGTATTTGCACTTCTTGGTTGAAGTCCAGAATCACAAAATAAACAACTTAAATAAAATTCAACAGGAGTAAAATTTTGTTCTTCCAATGGTATTGGACAAAGATTTGATATTTGATAACAACTACCATTAGAATCTTTAACACTATAGTTTGATATTGAACCAAAATTATAAATTGATAGATAATTATCAAGTGTTATACTTACAAAAGATTCGACACCACTATCACAATTAACTAATGTGACACCAATTAATCCTTGTGAGTTACAATTTTCACAACTATCATAAATTAATGTCGAACCAAGTCCATTTTTTTGTGTGTTATAATAAGTATAATAACCACTGTAAGAACTGGCAGTATTAATAAGTCCGGCACAAATCCATTCATTTGAACCCCACATTAATTTAACAACATCACCAATTTGTGCTGTACTATCTGTTGTAACATAAAAAGAACTATATGTATTTGAGTTTGTACAAGCTGAAGCGTTCCAAATAACAACATCTACATTATTTTCACAATCAGTACAATCTTCAAAGGTTTCAACACTATATAATGTATCATAATATGAAGAAGAAGTGCCAATAACTTCACAACATTCACCAATTGCTGGATGATAAAATGTAGTACCACCGGATAAATATTGATAAGATTTAAAATCACCACTTACTTCAACAACACAACCTATGTAACTATAATTAATACCATTACACTCAATACAAGGTTCACATCCTGGTTGAGGGTCAAAGTTTAAATAAGTATTAATTGTTACATCGTTTTCTGTTAAACCAGAAACTATAAAACAACCACTATCGGTTGATAAATTTGATATGTCACCACTATCAAATAGTGCTGAGGCCCAAACAACTTCTGTGTATTCAGTGTCTATACAACTTTGTAATAATATTTTTTGATTTTCTGTAGCAAGACAGTCATCACATACAGCACTCCCACCTTCAGTTTCTGATAATCCATAATCATTAATAAAAACAAATGTTGTTGTTTCTGGATTTATTACTCCAACAACACCACAATATTCATCAATACCGTCTGAATATGATATTAAATGACCTACAAAACTGTCATTAATTAATGGTACATAATCTGTTGCACCATCTGTACATCTAGTAACTTCGTATGTAAATGAATTACCACTTAAACAAGGCTCACAAGTTTCATACGATAATGAAGATGGTGTACCGTTTATAAATTGAAACCTATTGTATGTAATATTTTCATCAAATCTTTCTTTTGAAAAAGGAACAATTGATCCCTTCCTTGTTCCAATTGTAAAACAAGAAAAAAATTGACCACCGTTTTTTCCGACGTTTGTTATTTCAAAATAGTATTTTTCTCCGACTATAGGTAAAAACCCAAATTCGTATAGTGGTATTGTATATTCACCTCCACCAATACAATCTGTAACCAAAACAAGATAGTAATTATTTGATAAACATTCATAACAATCTGCATATTCCGATATAAGATATGGGTTGACAGCTCCTAAATCAGTCGCATCTGTTATTTCCCAACATTCTCTTTTTGCACCTTCTGGGTCTGATGTTTGATCCCAAGTTGACCATATTTCACCAACTAAAGGTGTGTTACCATTAAAATTAAATGAATTTGTTGTTAAATTATTTATACAATTAAATCCGTTTGATGCCATAATATATTTTTTTTATTTTTTATTCACTATTTGAAATTTTATTTGTTTCTTATAAGTATTTACTTCACCAGATGAAATCACTTTCAAATCAATAAAATATTCATTTGGTATTTTATCTCTTGTGTCAAAAATAAAGTAATACTCATTTGGTGTTCTATTTAATTTTGTCCAGTCTTGAACTTGAACTTCTGTTTGACCCTCCCTAACATATATTCTATAATAACCTTCTACTTTTGGTAACAATTTATTTGTGGTATATGCTTGTTTTATAATAACCCCAACTTTTCTAATATCACTATTTAATATTTTTTCATCTTGTTTAATTCCAAAGAAATCAAAACCATATATTGCTGGGTCATTTGTTGAGGTACCAATTTGAAAAGAACTACTTACAGGTCTTATCACAAATTCATTTACAATATCATTTAAATCAAAATTGTTAATTTTAATTCCGGACCAAGTATCTGTAAAAATACAAGGTGTTTTATACCCCAATAATGGTGGAACAATAACCTCATATACACCTTTTGTTCTTTGACAAGTAGGTAGTGTAAATATTATATTACCAGATTGGTCTTGTATTGTAACCGTTGGATTTTGATCTAGGTTTTTAAAATCACCATCTTCATAAATGTATAGATATAATTTATTTGTTTTACCTAAACTAAAATTATTTCTATCATCCTCAATTAAATCATTATAGTTTGTTTCCAAAAATGGTTCATAAAATGTTTGTGTATGTCTTGTAAAAAACCCAACAGAATATGAGCCAGTTGTCCCTGTTAGATTCTCAACTTGAGGAAGAAATGCAACACCCCAACCTACCGGATTTATAATATCACCTTTTAATATTCCATTTATTTCATCGGTCATATCAAATTCAATGTTCTCGTCCCCAAATTCAAAATGTTGAGCATCCAATATTGTAAGAGCTGAAAATGGAAACGCTCCAAAATTTTCATTATTATAAATTCCTTCTTGTTCCCAAAAACCAATTGTTGTTGTTTGATACCAATTACTTGGTCTGTCAGAAAAATCTTTATCAGATGGAACTTGTGTGGTAATATCCGCAAAATCATAACCTACACCCTCGTCCCAAATTTGTGGTTGATTCTCATCAAAATTTCTATATGGTATTCTAAATAAAATTAAATCAAATGATGTTGCTCTTAATCTATCTTGTGATGTTTTTGTGTTTAACAAATCTTTATCAAAATAGGATGTATTTGTCATCCTTAATATGTGTTTTGGTAAATTAGTACAATTTGGGTCCATTGATATTACTTTATTTGCAACCTTTTCTTTTAAAAGTTTCAAATCAATATCAAAAATAAATCTACTATAACCCCTTGGTATTGCAATACCACCATTACCATAAAACAGTTCTGTAACAGGACTTCTACCTGTATTTGTAAAACTTTTATAAATAATTGTGTTATTTCTACTAAAATAAGAATTACTAATTGACATTTACTTTTTTATTATAAATATCAATTAATACGAATATTTTGATTTAGAATTCCATTATCAGCATTATTTATTATTTCTTGTAATTTTTTTGCCGATGGACCATTTGGAACCGTTGGGTATTCTTGGTATGGTGGCATTTGTGGGAATGGGTGTGAATGTGATAAAACAAAGTTTAACATTAAATTTAAAAATTGCATTAATTGGTCACCCCTAACCATTGGTTCTGTCTGAAATAATAACTCATCGGCAAATTTATCTTGAGGTATTCCATATATAGTCCCAATTAAATTAATCTGTTTTTTTCCGGGAATTTCACTTTTATGTGATAGTAAATATAAATAATCAGCACCCAATGTTGAGTATGATGAATTACCAGGTGAAAACACTGAAGGCTCAATAGTTTCTTTTTTTGTTGTTTTTTGTGGACCAACAACATTTTTTAACCAAACCAAACCGAATCCGTTTGCCTTTGTTGCTGGATTTAATTTTACTTTATTATAAAATTTTAATAATGTGTCAACTTCGGTCCCACCGGTTAAATTTAAAATTTTAAAATTACTTTGTGATGGACGGTATATAAAAGGAAACTGACCTTCTATATTTAAACTTGGTGATGATGGATAAGATGTAAAACCACTTATATTTATTTTACCTTGATTTACACCTTGAATAAATTCGTTAATTATTGAAACCGAATCATCAAATGTTTTACCAGTAAAATTTAATTCATATAATTTATTTGTATAATAATTTGTTAAATCTGTTGAAAGGAATATTTGATCACTTAATGTTTGTGGCGAATCTTTTAATTTATATAACGTAACACTACCATCATATTGTACCGTATTTCCACTTAAAGTTTTTATTTCCCACTCAACAACATTTTTTACGTTTTGTGTGAGTAAAACTTCTGTTTTTCTTGTTTCTTCGGGTCCCTTTTCTTTTGTAAATGGAAAATTTGATACTTGTAAAAATGCTCTTTTTTCATTTACAATCGGTAAATTAAAACCATATGATGTTGATTCTACCGGTCTTTCTAAAACAGTATTTTTTCCAGCTCTAATTAAAACCTCATCTTGTTTTATTACAAGGTCAGCGGTACCTCGACCTAACACACCATTATCACCTGGTTCTGGATATACACCTTTTGAGGTTTCAGATTTGTATGTTCCATTTTCTGGATTTTTAATAGCATTGGCTTGTTTTAAAAATTCACCAGAAGCAAGCATTGCTTTTGAGTTTCTGTAATCCTCAAAAAAATTATTTTGCGGTCTTGTTATTGGACCTTGGATATAAAATTTATTGGCATCAAGCCTTTCTTCTGGATTATAATAAAATAAATGAACATATTCATTTATTTTTGGTACTTGACTAATGTAATATGGAAGAAGTGGTAAAAAAATAAATGGGTCTTTTGCGGTCCATTTATCTTTGGTTTCATCCCAACCACTAGGAAGTGTGTCATTGTAAATCTCAAATTCTGGGACAACACGAATCCTACCCAACATCATTGGATCAATATTATCTTTTACATAACCTTGATATATATTTCTACGTTGTGCCATTCCTTGATTGGTATTCCTTTAATAAAATATTATAGGTATTTTCTAACTTATCTAAATGATTTGTTAACTTTATTAAAGTTTCTTTTGTTAATTCAAAATCTTTTTGGATAAAATCCATAGCTAAAGTTAAATCTTTGTTAGATTTTGATTTGTAATCTTTTACGATTTCTACAATTTTTATTGATTCTAATTTGTTTTGTGTTATATCCATAATTATAATTTTTTTCCATATGCAACTGATGGTACTGTAAGACCAATTGGTGTGATTGAAAATGGCCCGGCAGCAATTTGTACTTGTCCATTTTGACTTTCTTCTTTATCTTGACCATCAAGTAATGCTTTCATTGCGGCTAACATCATATTTGGACTTCCGTCTGGACCAGGCCCTGTCGGTAACCCAAGTTTTTCAAACTCATCAATAACATTTAAAAATGCTCTTGTTGATGAATAACCACTTAATAATTTTGTAGAAAGTAATAAAGGAAGTGGTACTTGATTATTCACACCTTTTGTTGCAAGTTCTAATAATCGAAGTAACTCATCAATTACATTTTTACATTCTTTAAAATTAAATATTGAAACTATATTAACTATTAATTTAGTCAGAGATAAAATAACGTCATATATTTTTTTTGCTTTTTCTTCTAAAATATCAGAACTAATTGTTTTAATTAAATTTTTTATATCTCTAGTAATTGAATCAAAAATTAATTTTATAAAAAGAGAATCAATATTTTGAACAATATCTAAAAAAAATTTTTTAAACTTTTTTATAAAATCCTCAAAATTATTTATTTCATCAGAAGCTGTTTGTCCAAGAGCCTTTGTTACAATCATAATTGGTAAAACAACTTTTGGAGTTAATAAAGACATAATAACCGCTTTTGGAAATTCTTTTAAAAATGTAAAATCTATGTTAATTTTAATTGGAAACCAATCAGGATTTTCCGTTAAAATATCTGTTATATTCGCTGCGTTTTCTAAAGCGTTATTATTGTTACCACCTTCAATAAAATTTAATTTATCAACAGCATCAATAATTGAAACATTATCAACCGGAAGTTTTAACAAATCGCAATCTTCAAATTCAACGACACCTAATTTTATATTATTAACTTTAGCTTCAATATCTCTTAAATCAATTTCTGTAAACTCAAAAAAAGATTCATCTATATTATCTGCCGATGATATTTTTGCTGTACCACCAACATTTATTTCTTTTGTGTTATCTTGACAAATACCTAATAACCTTTGAATTATAATTAAAACTTTCTCAAGTCCAGTAAGATCAGCAACACCATCACCTTTTTGTATTGATATTGCACCAGTTAACTGGTTCATTAAATTTGCAAAAATGTTTTTAAAATCAATAATCTCAATTGATTTATAATAGTCAGTCAAAAACTCAACAACTTTTTGACCGGTTGCCCTTTGTTTTAATTCAACCTTAAAAAAGTTACCTTGTATTGTTTGATTTAGAATTGGATCAAAATATGTTTCAACATAAGTAATATCAAATAAATCTTGACCAGAAATTCCTTTAAATGCTGTATTGGCAACAGATGGGTCTGAAAATGGTTGATTTAAGTTTTGAGTTCTTTCATACAACGCTTTGTTCATAGAGAAAGGATAAGTTACATATGCCAAACTTTTTTGTTCATATATAATTTTACCTATATCACTACTTGGTTCTAAAACTAAATTTTTTTGTAAGTCAACGGATTGTACTCTAATGTATAAAACTTGTCCGGGATTGTAAGTTTGATCAACCGAACAACCAATTGATTTTATTAAATCTTTTGTAAGTAATTCAAAAAACTGAGTTTTTAATTCCTGTATTGCTTTAACAAAAAGTTTTTTTAAATACTTTGCAACTGGACCACCTTTATCACTTGATAAAATATTTATATCAAGCAAATTATCCATTTGAGTTTTTAAGTTTCTTTGGAATTTTTTTTGATTTTTTTTAGCTTTGTTTAAAGATGTAGAAACCTTATCGGACTTTTCTTCAAATGCAGAACCCGCCTTTTTTTTTAATTTCTTAACATCATCTCTAAAAGCCTTGTATTTTTTGTTTCTTGTAACTTGGTCTTTTACAGATGTTATACCTTGGTCTAAATCTACAATAGCCATTATTTGTTAAACTTATAACTTTTATCTGAAGTATCTTTTTCAATTAAACTTTTCATTATATCATCATCCAAATCTAAATCTGACAATGTAAAATTTTCTTCTTTTTCTGCTGAAGTTTTTTGCCAGATTTGTGCTTGTAATTTAGATAAAGATAACTTTTTTTCAACACAGTCATTTATAATTTTTTGTTGTTTTTCGATAACCGGCCCAATAAGTGTCATATCTTCCGGTTCTTTCATCATTGTAAGCATTTTATTTTGGATTCTAATTGCAGTATTTCTTTGTTCAACTAGTTCATTATAAATTTCTTGCATCAATGATAACATTGACTCCTTTGATAAATTTATTTGTTTTTTTTGTGGTCTAGGCATAATAATAAATATTTACTCCTTTATTTTACTAAATCATTTATGAGTTGGAAATAAATTTTCTTATATCTTTTAATTGAGGTTCTTATTTCTTTTGTTGACAAATTTGTCATTTCTCTTATCTCAAATAAAATAATATTTTTGTTAAATTTATTATTTGTTGTATCTATAAAGATTTTTTCATAATTTTCAAATATATCAGTTAAAGCCTCACCTAATTTTAATTCCTGTTCAGTTATATTTTTATCATCCATAGTTTCTTTTAGTTTTTTTAGAAACTCGGAAATAATATCTTCTGTTGTTAATTCGTGACCATCAATATGATATACCATATCTGGACTATTATGTAAATCAGCGGAAATATCCTCATAAGATACTTTTCTATTTGTATCTTTTTGATCCTTCATAATTTGACCCATAAGGTAATTTTTACAAATAGTACCAAAATATGAATATGCTTTTTTCTCTTTTGAAGGTTTAAATTTATCAATTTTTGTCATCAAAAAAGAATGTGTGTCTATATGAATTTCATTAAAATCCATATCTTTTCTGTATAATTTATATCGTCTTATTATTGACGATATCATTTTATCTAAAGGACTTTTTAAAAACTGGTTGTAAATTTTATTTTTTTGATCCATTGTTGTCGCTAATAGATATTCTCTTACAGCATTTTCTTCAGTTTCATCAAAATAATTATTTACTTTTGGTTTTCTTCCTTTCTTTTTCTTTATATCTAGTTCATTTTGTTCATTTAAATTTAACATTAAACTTCCTGGGGTTCATATTTTATATCCCTTTGATTTATAAATAAATATTCTTTCTTAGCCTTATCAATCCAAAACCCAACTTCGTCTTCTGTCAATCTATCATCACTGTTTTTGTAATTCCAGAAAATTGAACCATCTCTTAAATTCATATGCTTATAACCAATTTTTGGAATCGTTAAAAATTTAACACCATTGTTTGTCATTCTTAAAAAGAACTCATAACCAAAAGTTAATTTAAAATTACTTTTTAATTTACCAAATTCTAGAAACTTTTGTTTTTTAATTACCAAACCAGAAAATTGGAAGTTTTGATATGTTTGTAATGTTTCATTAGTTAAAATACCTAATTCATCTGAAATATTTGCAGCAAAGGTTGCTTCATTTGTAAAACCAACAAAAACACCCTTGTCATCTGTATCAACAACAATTGGTAAAAAAGAATCTATATTACCATATATGTCAATATATTCTTTAACATTTTTAAACCAGATATTTGAGTATTCATCATCAAATTCAAAAAAAGAAACCCATTCAGATGTCGCGGATTCAACTCCAGCATTTATTTGTTCAGCAAAATTAGGTTCATTCTGCCATTCAAGAAATCTAACATTTAACGAACCAAAATCATAATTTTGAATGTGATTTGTAAGTGCCGTTTCTTTTGTGTGAACTATAATAAGTTCTTCAATACCAACTTTTTGGTTATTGATTGACTCAATACATTTTTTGAAATAATCCTCAAAAAAAGGAGTTTTGGCCGATTTAATCGGTAGTATTACAGATATACTTTTATTGTTTTCCATATTATTCTATAGTTTGAAATTTATTTAATTGTTCTTCAAATGATTCTAATCTTGTTAATAACCATCTATCAAATATTCTAGTTACCTCAACATCAAAATTTTCTTTATCAGAATAAATTTTTGATGTTTTTTCCATATCGTTATATAATTCTGGATTGATATTATCTTCTAACCAATTTTGTATATAATCAGCAACAACATCTACTAACATACTTTGATTATTTATCCAAATACCATTATCTTCAGTCATCCATTCAGGAACCATATTTGGAACTAAACCAACAACCGGAACACCCATTTTCATAGATTCTAAAGGGAATGTACCAAATCCACTTGTTGCATCAATCCAAACTGAAACAAAACTTTCTTTCATACCATTTGCAAATTGTTCAACACTTAAACCTCTCATATCTCTAAACGTAATCCATCTATATTGTGGGAATTTAGCATAAAATGTTTTAATAAAATTAACAGTATCTCTAGGGTCCCTAGTATGAATTGAAACAATTGTTTTTGGTGGGAATTTTTGTTTTTCAAATTTGTCACTAACAGTTGGTGTAATTACATCAAAAGTTACATTTCTCATAACTGTTTCGATATACTCCTTTTGTTTTTCAGAAGTTGTAAGACATTTGTAAAAACCAAGTTGAGACCAAGTTTGTCCTGGTTGTAAGGTCTCAAAAATATGGTCATATGCCTGACAAAGAACAACTTTACCACAAGGAAGTTTTGTAATTTGATCCATAACAAAACCATAAATTTCAGGAATTATGATAAAGTCTTCTGGTGATATTTCTAAACTTGTCCCATCAATTGACTTGTGTGGTAACTCGTCCATATATTCCGTACCTAACCAATTCCCAACACCAAAATAATCTGGTTTTTCGTGTAAAATGATTGGGTTGTAACCATTCTTTTTTAAAGTCATTGCCATTTCATAAATGTATGCTATCGAAGCCTTTGCATTTCCTTTGGTGTCTTGTACTAAGAAATAAATTCTTGATTTTTTTTCTTTAAGGTTTTCTATTGACCTTTCTAATTTTTGTAATTTTTCTTGTTCCATAATTAAAATTTGTTAATTATTTTTTTATTTAAAAGTGTATTAAATGCTAATTTAAAAGGAATTGATAATTCACTTGATTGAGGTCCAAGTTTTTCATCAATTTCTTCATTCTCTTTAAAGAAAATAACTTCCATCAATAATTTACAAGTATCATATTTTACTAAATGAACTTGTGTTTCTGAATCTCTTATTTCAGTTTCTTCATCATCTTCTTTTTTTTCTTTATTCTCCGGTTTAATTTGGACATATTCTTCCAACGCATCCAAATCCAAGTAATAATACTCATTCCAAATTTTAAACATATTCACTTTCTATTTTTTTTAATAATAAAGCAAAATCAGATAAAGTGGATATTTTAAATTCACTTTCTACATCTTCATTATATTTAGTGTTATATTTTATAACAATTTTATTATCTGGTTTATTTTTTATTAAATCTGGATTTGCGGTTAATAACACATCAACATTATCCCAAACCCTATTTTTTGTTGATTCTGAAAAGAATAAAACTTGTTCTAATAGACATCCAAATTTTGAAACAAAAAATAATGTTGCTGGTTTTGATTTACCTATTTCATCAGATAATAATAATAAATCATAATTATCTCTTAACTCGTAATATAATTCATTTAAAACATTAAATGAATTAATTTCAGTTGAGGGTGCGTGGCCAAATAGTTCCATTGTGTATTCTTCATACATAAATGAATACAATTCTTCTTTATTCTGAAATGAAAAATGTTTTGACAAATCAAGAGATGTTACATCACTTAATATTTTATACTTAAATGATTCTACTTGTTCTTCTAATTCAGTATTGCCGGACATATCTAGTTTGTATGTCTTACCGGCAAAATTATCTTGATAGTTATCTATAAGGTGTTTTTCATATACTTGTTTAAATTTCTCAATAGTATCTCTTAAAACACCATTAATGTCAATCCCTATTTTCTTCATATTTACTAAGTATCTTACCTATTAATGGATTTCTAACATTTTTAGCATCTCTAAAATCATATACCCCAATGTCGTTAATATCTTTAAATCTTTGCAACGCATCATAAAGACCAGATTGTCTTTTATCTTTATACCTATCTGTTTGTTCAAGATCTCCAGATATAAAGAATTTACTATTAAAACCAATTCTTGTCAATAATAATTTCATTTGATTTGGTGTTGAATTTTGTGCTTCCTCAAAAATTAAAATTGAATTGTCGATATTCATTCCCCTCATATATGCAAGTGCGAATACCTCAATAACTTCGGCCTCCTTTAATTTTTCACGAGCGTCTTTACCAATAATTTTATTTAAAAGATAGTAAGACGGGAAAATATACGGGTCCAATTTTTCTTCAAGGTTTCCAGGTAAACTACCCAACTTCTCTTCAGCTTCAACCGCCGGACGAACAATAATTATTTTTTCATAAGAATTGTCCGAATCCATCAATAAATCAACAGCTGCCTTCATAGCAATAAATGATTTACCAACACCAGCAGGTCCGGATGCAATTGTTATTTGATTATTTTTTAAAAGATTATAATATTCTTCTTGTTGTTCCGATAAAAATTTATTTCTTTGTTTTTTCTTGATTACTGAATTTATAAAATCTTTTCTTGAAAATTGTTGTGTTTGTTCGGGTTCTTCTTTAATTTTTGGTTTTCTTGTCATTTTAAATTAATTACCATATCGTTTATTTTATTCCAATTATTTATAATAGTAGGAAATAAATGGTTTTTGTAATCATTATTTAATTTAATTAAATCTTCTGAATCTTCTTTTCTGGTTTGTGACTCATAATGATATGCTACACATTCACTATTAGTAACATTAACCAAACCTTTTAATTTAACCATAATGTTTAACTCAACATCCTCAAAACAAGTTGTATAATTCTCGTTAAACATATTAACATCAATAAATGTTTTTTTACGAATCATTAGCAGTCCACCAGTATTGCCAATAACATTACGTGTTGTTGTAAAATAATTATAATAATTACTAATATTTAAATGACTAACATCAATTTTACCACTACTATGTTTTATTATAACAACACCATCATGTTGTATTGTATTGTCGCCAAAATGTAATCTACATCCAACAGTCCCAGTTTTTTTATTTGTTTCAAAAACAGACAACATACCAGTGATAACATCATTTAATAATTTTATATCGTTATTTGAAAATAATAAAAATTCACATTCATCTGTTATATGGTTTTTTACAACATCATTATTTATTTTTGCAAAATTATAATAATCATATTCAATTAACTTAATGTTTGTTTTATTAGAAATATAATTTTTTATTTGAGTTTTTTCATTATCTGTAGAACCAGTATCGGCTATAAAAATATTAAACATATTAGAATCGCAATATTCATAAAATGAGTTAATACAATTAAACAACAAATCAACCTTTCCTTTTGTTGGTATTATTATACCAACTTTTCCTAGTTTTTTAAATTTTTTTCTTTTTATTTCCGGAACATAAATCTTTTCTGGTTTTAAATCTAGTGGTAATTTATCACCCCATTTCTCAACAAATTTAATTTTTGAGTCAAAAAATTCCTGGTTAGGTTGACCGACAGATTGGTGAGTAATTTCAAAAGAAGATGTTATACCAATTTTTACACCATCTAAATAATTTGGAACTGCAAATCCGTGATCATAAAAGTGAAATTTACCATATGATTCGTCAAACTTATGTTTAATTTTTGTTTTATCAAAAGCAATAAATAACCCATCAACTGTTACAACCGGAACTAAAAATGGTAATTTTGGTGAATATTTATTTAACCATTTTTTTTGATTTGTTGGGTGGTGGTAAACTTGACCAGCCATTGTTTGGAACATTTTTTCCCAGTAAACACCGGACTTTGGAAAATAACAAGAACCGGCTTTACCAATTATACCAAACTCTGGATTATTAGAAAAATCATCTAATAATTTTTTACCCCAGTTCTTTTCTAATTTGATGTCATTGTGACAACAAACTATAATATTATAAATAGATTTTGTAATACCACTATTATAAATTTCTGATAATGAGTATTGATTATAATTTTCATATTCTAAAATTTGAACATCATCTAAACCAACCGTCTGTAATAAGTGTTGTTTAAAATTAGAATTGTACTTAAAATTTTTATGTGTTGAGTATATTATTGTTATCATCTTTTAAATTTTCTTCGTAATATTTTTTAGCTTCAACTTCTTCAATTTGGTATTTATTAGAATCAAATAATGAACTATGACCGTTTCCGGTAATAGAAAAATACGCATGTGTTATGTATTTATCTATGTCAAAATTTTTAAATTTATATCCTAAATCAACCATTTGTTTAAACCACAAATCACCAATATCCATTATAAAGTAACCACCAAATGGAACAACGGTTTTATTTTCTAAAACTTCTTTTCTATATAAATCAACATTTATTAACATACACCATTCGTTTATTCTACATTCCGGTAGCGGTAATGGTTTTAATTTATCAATTTTATTTTGATGTATGAAAGTTCTGGTGGTATTGTGTTTGTAAATAACATCAAATATGAAATCATAATCAAAATTGTTTTCTAAATTTTTACTTAATTTTTCCCCACTACATAAATTTTCATAAAACAAAGGACAATTCCAACATTGACCAACTCTACCAATACCAAAAAAATTTTCATCTTCATTTAATAACTCACCAACAATGTCTTTTTGGAAAAAAACATCATTATGAATTAATAATATATGTGATTTATCAGTATTATTTAATCCATATTCATATCTTATTGAATATTTATAATCTTCATTTGTTTGATATAAATTATAATCAGTACCATTTACCCACAAAAAATGTTTTGGTTTAAACCTAATTAATCCATCATAATTTACTTCATTTTTTATTAAATCAAAATTATAATCTATTGGTTGGTTTTCCTCTTCGATTAAAAATATTTTATCAATATGTTGTGAAGAATGTTTTAATAAACTTTTTAAAGTTACTATTGTCTGGTATGGTTTACCCAATACGTTTAGACATACATCAATTTTTTTCATATAAATTTTTCAGTAATTAATTTTGTATTATAATCAACAATAGACGTTTTAATTTCATTAGTTATATTATTAAAATCTTTTTTTGTGTAACCTAACATTTTTATTTTTTCCTTAAAGAAAGGTATTCTATTGTTTTTTTCGTGCGTACCAATATGTCTAAGAAATTGTTCATCACTATGATTAACAAACATATAATCATCTAAAATTACCACTTCTTTTGAAAAATCAGTTTTTAGTATTTTATATAATGACCATTGTTCCCAGCAGTGGTTTAAATCAAAATTTCGATCTAAAACATCATCATATTCATACCAAGTTTTAAAAAAATTTAGATTGTCCTGATTATTAGTAAAAATAAAAAACCCAGCACAAGGAGACTCAATATGCCAAGGTCTATCATTTAAAAAAATTATATTAGGATTGGTTAATTTATCATTAAATATTTTTGGTAAATTTGAGAAATGCTCATCAATTTTTTTATTAAAATTGTTAAAAATACAATCCGAATCAATGTAAACTACTTTATCATATTTATTAAAATTTTTTATAACATAAATTGAACTTAAAATTTTAGCCCAGGAAGAATGTCTTAGATTACCAGATGGTGAATAACATAAATTTAAACTATTATTGCCATTATTATTTGGTCTTAAATAGATAAAATCATAACCATTTTTAAAACAATATCTATTATTTATAAAAGCAGTTAGAGAATTATAATCACAATTATCATAATCATTAGAAATTTCTCTATTATCAGACATTATAACTAAATATTTTTCCATATAATAAAATTATCTAAGGTTATTATAAATTGATAGTGGTATGTTAAAATGTGTTTTACTTATAGATTTTAAATAACATTCTTGAGCAAAGTAACCATCAGCATCATATCGATTAATAAAAAAACGACTAGAACCAACAACATTTCTTGACACAATAAAATTGTGACTATCGATACCCCCAACTCTAACTTCATTACCAATAAGTCTCATTTGACCATTTTTATTTAATTGTATAAATGATATGAAATCGGAATTAAAATTTTTAATGGTTTTCCATAAATTTGGATGCATTGTTGTGTCATCATCATTAAAATATACATACCCATCATCAATAATATCTAATGCGTAATTTCTTTGAGAATTACCAAAAGAACTATTTGGGTTTTTATGTAAAAAAACTTCACAATTATTTGGGATTAAATTTAAATCCGGTAGTTCTTCCAAATCAAAAACTACAATCCACCTATAGTTATTTTTTGGTATATTTATACTATTACTAATTGTGTGTAAATTTTCTGGTCTAGAACAAGGGGTTATTATATTTAAAAACATATTATAAAAGGTTTTCAATTATTGATAGATTAGATTTTCCATTACCATGAAATAAAAGTGGTTCTGTGTTTGTTTTATTATTTAAAATAGTATTATTGTTAATAAATAAATCGTCATCATTTAACATATACATTGTTTGGAATATATCACAATTGTAATCTAAAGTAATATCAAATTTATTATTTATAAATGAAATAGAAAACTCTTTTTGGTCCATTGAATTTTTTATCTTAGGTAATAAATTTTCTAGCATAACTAAAACTTTTTTTACCTTACCGACATAAATTCCGGCATTTAAATATTTCCAAGGTGAGTTTGATTCTGGATATAAATTAGTTAAAGACATATCTGGATAACAATTTTTTTCAGCATTAAATGTTATCTTATTTAAATCAAATTTTTCATTTATTTTATCAAAAAGAATATTTTTTGTTAATTTTTTTGTTGGTAATACATCGTATGCGTCACAAACTAAAACAATATCTTCTGGATTAAATTTTTTTATTGTTTCATATACCGAAAAAGATTTAGGGTAAAAATCCCAGGACCAGTTTTGTAAAATTGGTAATACCTCAACGTCTAGTTTGTTTTGTAATAATTTAAAATTTTGATTATTAAAATCAGTTGCGTAAGATAATATTCTTAAATTTGACATTTTTTTTTATTAAATTCCTGTACTACCAAATCCATTATCAGACCTATCTTTGTCTTCTATATTTTCTATCCTAACCAAGTTAATCCATTTCCCACATACAACAGGACATAAAACAGCTTGAGCAATTTTTTGACCTTTCTCAATTTTAATAGTTCTTTTTGTTGTATTAAATATAATAACTTTAATTTCGCCGGTATATCCCTGATCTACGGTTCCAGGAGAATTTAAAACCATAAGACCTTGTTTTAAAGCAAGTCCACTTTTTGATCTTACTTGAATTTCATAACCATCCGGAATATCAAAGTGTAAACCGGTTGGGACAAGAACTCTATCAAATGGTTCAATGTATAATTCTTCAGTTGAATATAGGTCAAACCCAGAGTCCGTTTCATATGCGTATTCCGGTTCAACCGAATCTTTATTTGACATAGAATAATTTATATCCATCACCGGATTAAAACTTCCCATATCTTTTAGTAATTCATTAATATCTAAACCAAATTCATCAATAATTTCGTTGTATTGTGAGTCATCGTTGTTTCCATCATCAAAGATTAAATCAATTTCATTTAATAATTCAATTTGTTTGTTTAATTCTTCCGAGTTATTTGTTTCCATTTTTTTTTACAATTAAAAGATTATTATCTAAATGATTTATATTACTTGGGATTATTTTTATCTCAAAAGTCATATTAGGATATTCGGTTCTAAGAGTATCAATTATATTGTTAAAACTATTAACAGTATTAAATGATAAATCTTCACAAATATAGGTACCACCATCATTTAACTTATGTATTGAAAATTTAAAAAAATTCATATTTGCATCAAATAGGTGTAAGCCGTCGTCAACTATAATGTCAAACATTAAATTTTTTAATGATTCATTTTGCCACATTTTTTTGATTTCTTCTTCACTAGTTACATCACAGTAAAAAGTTTTTATTCTTTCTTCATTAAATAAAATACTTCTATCAATATCAGCGCCATATATATCTGAATTCCAAAAGTACTCTTTCCAACCTCGTAATGATGCCCCAGGTTTTCCGTTTACACCCATATTATTTGGTATTGAGGTATTGTTAGTACCTAGACCAAGTTCAAAAATATTTAGTTTTTCATTTCTTTTGTTTTCAAATAACTCGTGATAAGTTATTGTATAGTTGTGCCAACCATTACCTTTATCACTACCGTATTTATTCATTATTTCACAAAGTGTTGTCATAATTTTTAATTTTAAATTTATTCTAAACTTTTTAATTTCATTATGGTATCAATTAAAACATTGACATCCTTTTCACAGTATTCTGCAATTTCTTTTATTTTTTGTTCTTCCCAATATGCAGTATGTACATTTGCTCCGGTAATCTCACCATCTTTTGGTGTTGGTATATCTAAACAAGAACATAGTAAATCCAACGAGCCAATTGATGTATATGAACCATATTGCCAGATTTCTTTTGTATCAATAGCTTTTATTTCCCAGGGTTTTGTATCATAAGATGGTAAAATCTTTGATGGGCGAACACCATTTATAATCATTCTTTTTGCCAACATTGGAATATCAAAATTCTTTAGATTGTGACCACATAGAAAGAATCCAAGTTTTTCACAACGGTCCAAAAGTGTTCTTACTTCTTTTAATAATTTTTTTTCATCATCACCAAAAAAAGATTGTTTTTTTGTCTCACCATTATCCAAAACAAAAGCAACTGATACACAAACAATTTTTGCAAACTCTGGAACAAGTGCTGCTCGTTTTTTAAAAACCTCATCTTTTGATAATTCATTATCTTCTGGAAATCTTTTTTGAAACCAATCAAAATATTTATTAAATTGTTCCGCAATTTGTGGACTAAACTTTTCACAAGAGTCAAAATCTGGACAACCACCAACGGTTTCGATGTCTAAGAATAAAATTTTTGTTATAGGTATATTAATCATAAATTATTTAATTAAAGATTTGTAAAATTCAGCTCTTGTTTTGGTAACATTATTTAAATCATATTTATCTTTAACAGTTTCATATAATCTTTCACCAAGATCTGTAATCATATTTGGGTTATCAACTAACTTTTTAATGTTTTTAGCCCAATCACTATGGTTTCTTACTTCATCAACAAGAAGAGCATTTCCATCAGTAAATTCACCATTTTTAAGTGCATGTTTTAAATCGATTGTATATGGACCAACATTTGATGCAATTAGTGCTTTTTTATAAAATCCGGCCTCAATAACTTTAAGTTGTGATTTCATTCTGTTAAAAATGTGATTTTTAATTGGTGCTAACGAAATATCAAACTTAGAATAATTTTTTGCGTAAGAAGTTACAGGTCTTGTCCAAACTCTAACATAATTTTCATTCTCAACACCTGGATAGTCGTTTTCTGTAAATGTGTTCAAATAATCTTTATATGTTGGTGTAATTATACTGTAATTGTTTGTAAAGATTTCTTCATACTTTACCCAAACAGTTTCTTCTGGTTTAATTGGTCTTTGTGTTTTTTCACCGGTTTGTTTGTTAATTTCTGTTACAGTACCACGAATATCAAATCCACAAACATAATACTGTAACTTATCTTGCATTGGTGATAATTTTGAAACCGTACCATCAAGTAATTTTAAGTCGTGAATGTGTGACGAACCACCAAGCCAACCAATTCTTACTTTATCTGAAGGTTTTGTTGGTTCCATAAATTGTGGATCCTGTGGGTCAACAGCATTTGGTAATACAATTACATTCTTATTAAACTTTCTAATTTCATTTGCAAAAAGTTCTGTTGTTGTAATAACATAATCCGATACTTTTAGATTCGCAATAATTTTTTCGTGTAATTTATTTTGAACAATAAGTTGATGTATTGGGTGTTCTTTTGTTGGTAACCAATAATCATCAATATCACCAATTACAATAATCCCAATTGATTGCAACCATTGAATGAACTTTGGACAATTTTCATAATCGGTACCAATATTTCTATGAAAATGGACAATTTGATATTTTTTCCAAAAATTTACATCATTAAGGTTTGGGTTATACTCAATATCCACATGAAAATCATTTGGATACATATTTTGGAGTTTAACGTGGGGGTCAACTGAGCGAAATTTTCCGACTCCGCTGGAATCTGAGGGCAGACACAAAACATTTATTTTTTCCATAAGTGAATTATAGAACAATAAAATAAAAATATCAACAATAAAAAACCCCCAAACCAAAAAAGGAATGGAGGTTTACCATTTAATCCGATGATACGACTATTTGGATATTTTTCTAATTCTTAGAACTTTACCCTCAAAAATATGTTCACCAACTCTAAATTTAAAAAGTTCATCACTTTTTGTTGTTGATTCTGTTAAAAGACCATTTTCTTTTAAAACATCTTCTACAGTTTCTTTAACAATTGATTTTATTTGTTTTGCACTTAATTGTGATGTTTGTTGAACTTGTTGTTGAGGTTGTCTTTTTACAACATTTTCATTTATTAAATCACCATTAGCCTTTGTGTTCATCAATCTTGTCGCTTTTTCAACTAACTCGTTTGAAATTGCCGTACCTGTGTTTACACCCATAGTTGGTTTTTCAATCGGGTGCTCCATCATTAGTTTTTTAATTTCATCTGGTAATTTTGAATTTAAAATTCTTTCGTCTGTTGGTACTTCGGTACTATATGTTTTTTGTTGTACCGGTTGTTCACTTAGTAGTTCTTGTGGTAAATTATATGTTGCATTTACCGGTTGGTATTCCTCAACCATTGGTGTTGTTGGTATATTACCTTGACTACCTCTATTCATTGAGTTATGTTTATCCATAATTTTTTTGGAAATCATTAACCTACTAATTAAATCTTGTTCTGTTGGCATATTAAATTAAGTTTAAATTTTATACAAAAACTATTAGTTAAATTTTGCGTTCACAATTATTTTTGTCATACTTTTATCACCGTTTGGGTTGTAATTTGGTTTTGGTTCATTAAATGTTTCACCGGTTGGTCTAATCATAATAATTTTATCAACTCTAAACATTCGCCAACTAGGTAATGGTTTTTTACCTAAGTAAGCTCTATGTGAAGCTCCTTCTAAATCCCAAGCTCTTAATACTGGGTTTCCAGCAATACTATACCCCAAACATACCGGCTCAATAGTTCTTAAACCATTACCACCAGGTTCATCACCCTGATAATTTATGACACAAACTTGTCTTTTTGTTATAGCATCAACAATCGCCTTGTTTGACGCTACTTCAAAAATAAGTCCTTTAAATGTGTTGTAAAGTTTCATTATGCTGTTGGTGTAGTATAAGGCTTGTTTCTTTGATACTCATTAATTTTAATTTCATTGATTCTTTCAATAACATCAGTTGACGAACCACCATTAGCCGTATCTAAAAATATTCCGGTACCTTTACCAAGTTCATCACCATCAGATATTGCGTCAGGGTTTGTTGCTGAATATGCATTTGTTGTCTTATAGTCATTTTTTGGTATAAGAATTTTTCTTTGTTGTTCTGCGATAAGTCCCAACTCATTTTGTGGTTGACTAAAATCTAATCTTTCACTTACTGGCATTTTAAATTATTTTTTTTATTAGGTCGTTTATCCTTTTCAGGTCTTCATTTACTTTATAATTATCTACTTCACTTTTATGTTGTTGTGATGGTTGACCAACATCTTTTAACCAACCAAGTCCATTAAATAAATCATCACCAAGTTCTTTTCTTACATCATCTGGCATATAATTATTTTGAACATTTTCTTGACTATCAACATTGTTTCTTAACGAATCAATTGTTTGATTAACCCAATCTTTCATTTTACCTTCACCATTTAAAATAAAAGGGGCCGACTCTTCATTCCCATCAAAATAATCAAACCAATTTTTTATTCTTAAAAGTTGTTGGTAATTTAATCTTTTATTTTTTTGTAAAAACAAATTTCTTTTATGACCTTCAACCGAAGAATCAGAATTGGGAACTCTATCAAAACAAATTTTTATATGTTGTAACATATCCTTTGGAATTGGAATTGTTACATTATATAATTTACTATTCATTTTTTAATTTTTTCAAAAGTGAGTTTATATCAATTCCTTCTTTTTCCGCAATTTTTTTAATTGATTCAATATTCCTAATTAAAATTTTCTCAACTGGATTGTAAGAATCTTCATCATCTTTTTTTATAACATCTTTACTTTCTTTTTTCTTTTTTAAAAGTATTTCATCAAGAAGTGTATTCATCTTTTCTTTCTCAAGTTCAGCTAATCTTCTTTTTGTAAAACAATTTTTACATTTACCTCTTCTTTTTTGGTTTTTTAATTGCCTATCATATTTTTTTTCAAAACCAAATGTTTTACATCTTTCATCCCTTTCAATCACTTCTTCAATTCCCATCTCTTCCATAGTTTCCATACATTCTTTGTATGTTCTATCATTTTCAGTTTCTTCATAAGCAAAAGCATCTGACATATTTTCTTCGTCTAAAATATCTTTTCCTTCTTCGGATTCACCATAATATACTCTATAACCTCTAACAACCGGATTGTTTGTTTGTCTTGTTGCAATTACTGTAACATCCATTGTTTTTTTAGGGTGCATTGGTTGTTGTAATATTGGAATTTCAGAACCAATTAAACTTCCGTCAGTATCTACTAATTCGTCAATTTCACCACCTTCGGTTTCATCTTTATATTTTTTTGGTAATTCACTCTTTAATGTAATACCAGCTTTTTTTGCCAATTTAATAATGAATGGTGTTGCAATAGTTGAACCTGGAACTAATTGAAAAACAATAAGTGGTATTAACTTTAAAATATCACCAGATTGATCCTTAATGAATTTTTTATCTTCATCTGATAAATCAAAATCTTTTGTTTTTAAATAATCTTTAACGGCCTTAATTATTATCCTAACTAATATTCTAGTTTCTTTAATTTCAGATTTAGATTGTTTAATTGTGTCTTTTATTTTATCGTAAACTGACTCAATTTTCTTTTGACCTAACTCAATAATATTTTTATTACTCTCCGGCATAAATATTTTTTTATCTATAAATACTTTGATTTATGATATTTATACATAAAAACGATGGCGTATCAAAATATTAATCAATATAACTATCCAAAATACAAGATAGGGTTAATATATGATGGGAATGACATGTCTTTGGCATCCGATGAAAGAAACTACAAAGAAGAGGTTGTTTTTTCACCATATATTATTGCTGACACTTATGGTGATAAGTTGCCAATTAATATTGATATAGATAATCCATTAACAGTACAACCATTAGTTTTAAATTACAAAAACTATAATCAAAATAATATTTTTGTTTCTCAAAATTATTACAACCCAGATAAAGATATAATAACTTGTTTAACAGCTGATACCGTATGTGATATTGGTTTAACAGGTATTGACAATGGTTTAGTAAATAAAATGACTGGTGAGACTTTAAATTTTACAAATGGAATTTTTGAAGATTCTGTAAAATTTAATAGAATGTTTTATGATAGAAGGATGAAAATGATTCAAGTAACAGGATATACTGGAACTTATAATCGTTTTTCTGGAATAACAAAACAAACATTATATGAAGTTGTAAGTAAAGATCATCCACAATTTGGAAAATACCACGAATTATATGGTGGTTTTTATCAAGGATTTTACAAATTGTTTGGTTATGATTATGAAATTTTACCAGAAAGAGTAACAAAAGGTTGGTCTGTTGAAATGGTTTTAAAACCTAGATTAACAAATGAATATACTCCTGGACCAAATGAAACAACATTAAATTTATTATATCCTCAAAATAAAAATACATTTTTTTATATGGGGACTAGAGCTGAAAATAAATTTTATCATCACGCAGATGGTAATCCAAAATGTTTTACCGGTTACACAAGAGTAACAACACCATTATCTGGTTGTTTACAAACTTGTGCTTGTTGTAATAAAACAATAACAAATAGTAGATGTATCTATGTATACCCGCCAAGGTCAAAAAATAATCAGCACGACCCACACGCAAATTATGGTTGTGATAAATGTGGTGGAATAAATAAGGTTAAAATAAGTTGTGGGTGTGGATGTAATGAAACACCTTGTGATATTTGTGGTTGGGAATGTCAAGAACATAAGTGTGATACGATTATTCAACCAACACCTACTCCAACACCTACCCCAAGTCCAACACCAACTTGTGACACACCAACACCGGTTTGTACACCAAGCTGTACAGCTTGTAAAACTTGTGATGATTGCGTTACTTGTGGTCCAACCGGTTATACATCAATTGAGGACACTTGTGAAAAAGACCCATTGTACGATTCAATCTCAAATGCAATTTCTTTAAAATTATGTGGTAATCCAAAAAATCCATCAATTGGAGTTAAAGTTTTGAGATTTACCGGTGGTTGTGAGACGACTGGTACTTGTGTTACAGGACAAACATTTTTAACTGGATATACAATTGAGGAGTATTGTTCTCCGCCAATATATCCTACTTGTGCAAAAGAGAATCCTTCTTGGTTAAATTTGGAACATTGGTTCCAAGTAAATGTTGTGTGGTCAAGATATACAAACTTAGACAAATGTGATTTAAAATATTTTGGTGGACTTGCTGATATAACAAAAATTGAATATTTAGATTCTTTAGCAAATAATTCAGTTAATTTAATTAAACCACCTTTAACACATACAAATGAATATGGTGAAACCATTGAAATTATAAATTTAAATGATAAATGGTTAGAAGATAAAAAATATAGATTAGGAAGATTAAGAATTTTTGTTAATGGAAAACCAATATACACATTAGAAAATTTTGAAGAGGTGATTCCTCGTGGGTTAAACACAGATAAAGAAAGACAATTAGCCGTACCATTTAACATCTCTTGGGGTGGTGGGACGCAAGGTCTTCACGAAAATTTAACATTTTCTTCTTGTTCGGCCCTAACTTCAAATTATATTCAAGATCCAGAATGCTTACCAAATAATATTTTAAGTGGAACAACATTATCTGGATTATCAACAAATATATTATTGGAACAAAATTTTGGTGGAACATTTGATGGGGGAATATCACAATTTAGAATGTATGTGGAACCTTTAACTGGTGATGAAATTAAACACAACTTTTTATTATTAAAAGATAAATTCGGAATGTTCAACCCGGATTGTCCAGATTGTGGGGCTTTCTGTGAGGTAGATGATTTTACATATGTTATAAATAACACAACCACTACGACAACAACAATTCCAGTTACAACAACCACAACAACATTCAATCCTTATTTGTTAATTACACAAGATTTTGAACCAATTACAACACAAGGTGATGACAATATAATTTGGTATTGGCCTTCGCCAATAACCGGTGGTATAAGTCCAGATAATATTTTATTTGGTAGAACATATATTTCTGATTTACGGGACCAAGAATATTTAATTGAAAACCATTTTCAAAAAAAATTAAAATCAAAAGTTATTACCCAAAAATATTGGGATGATAATGGATGGTGGGGCAATCAAGGTAATTTACCACATTGTGTTGGTTATGCTTGGGCTCATTGGTTAGAAGATGGTCCGGTACCACAATCTGGTGTTGCACCAATTATACATCCGACTATTATTTATAAAAACGCACAAAAACTAGATGAATGGTTTGGTGAAAATTATGATGGTACTTCCGTAAGAGGTGGTGTTAAATTTTTACAACAACAAAAGAAAGTTAAATCATATTATTGGGCTTATGATGTGAACACATTAGTAAACACAATATTAAATGTAGGTCCGGTGGTTGTTGGTACAAACTGGTATTATGGAATGTTTTATCCAGATACAACTGGTTTAATAAAAATAAGAGGTGGTTTAGCTGGTGGTCACGCTTATGTTATAAATGGTGTTGATACAGTAAAAAAACAATTTAGAATAAAAAATAGTTGGGGTAAATCTTGGGGAAAACAAGGTCGTGCATTTATTTCATTTAATGATATGACAAGGTTAATTAAAGAACAAGGTGAAATTTGTTTGGCGGTTGAATTGAATTAACAAAGTTTGTAATATTTATTAAATAAAAAAACTATGGCAAATAAAAAAATAACCGAATTACCTCTAATATCGGCTATTGATATCTCAACAAATGATGTTTTACCAATAGTAGATGTTGAATTAGATATTACGAATAAAATAACTGTTGACCAGTTAAAAACGTATATAAATTTAGGACTAGTAGATGTATTTGTAACTGGTGGTACCTATAATAATATTTCCGGAGTTGCAACATTTACAAATAATACTGGTGGAACATTTTCAGTAACTGGATTTACAACTGGTGGTACTGGGACTTCTTTATATGAAGTTGGTTCTGGAACTGACTCAACACAAAGGGTTGGTGTTAACTCGGCAGCATTAGGTAATATTTCAATTATTGCTGGAGGTTCTGGAAATACCGCAAGTGGTTATGTTTCAGTTATTAGTGGTGGTATACTTAACACGTCGTTAGGTAATAGTTCTGTTATTGGTGGTGGTTCTTGTAATACATCCGGAATTAATGGTGCTGTTGATTCGATATATAACCAAACTTTTACCGGTAATATTCCATCTAGTGGTTTTTATGGTTCAGATTCACCATCATCAACACTTTCTGGTCTTGGTTCTGGATCTACATTTTCTTTTTATTTTTCATCAACAAACACATTAAGTAATGTTTATGTTGATAATCAAGGTAGTGGATATGTTAGTGGTGACACTTTAACATTTAACGGAACAATATTTGGTGGTGCTATACCACAAGATAATGTTACATTACAAATTAATACTATTAATAGTGGTAATAATATTGCAATTGGTGGTGGTTGTAGAAATACAGCAAATAGAAACTCATCAACAATCAGTGGTGGGATTTTAAATAAAAGTAACGCAAACTGCTCAACAATCGGTGGCGGTTGTTGTAATATTATCACAAAAGACTCATGTTACTCAACAATTAGCGGTGGTAGAAGAAATACTGGATATGGTTGTTATGGAGTTGTTGGTGGTGGTCGTTGTAACGAAGCTGGTGCCTATGGCACAATAAATGGTACATACAACCGAGTGTACACCGGTGGTACCTTAAACGGAACTTTTTCTGGTGGGTATAGTCCAACATCAACGACATCTGGTTATGGTTTTGATGCCTTATTTGGTTTTGTTTTTAATTTTGGTACTTTATCTAGTGTTAATATTCTTGGTGGTGGTAATCGATATATTGGAAATGATACTTTATTTTTTAATGGTAATATATTTCCTGGTGGAACAACCGGTGTTGATGATGTTACATTCCAAGTTTTTACATCAATAAATAACTACGCAACAGTTGGTGGTGGGCGTTGTAATACAGCATCTGGTGAATACGCAACAATTAGTGGTGGGTATGAAAATACAGTATCTGGTGACTATTCTACTATTGGTGGTGGTGCAAATAATACAATTAATACTAATTCGGACTATTCAACAATCGGTGGTGGTGGTGATAATACTATCCTTCAAGGTGATGTTGCAACAATCAGTGGTGGTGAAAATAATACGATAAGTGGTGCTTATTCATTTATTGGTGGTGGTTATTTCAATAGAATAACAAATTCTTGTGCTACAATTAGTGGTGGATTTAACAATACCGCTAGTGGTTACAATTCATTTATTGGTGGTGGAGAAAATAACGTTTCTGGGCGAAATAATTTTGTTGACGGAATAAATAGTTCTGTGTATACTGGTGGTACTTTAAATAATACTTACGGTGGTATTTCGCCAACATCAACATCAAGTGGTACTGGGTCTGGAGCATTATTTAGTTTTGATTTTGTCCTTGGTGTATTACAAGGTACCCAAATACAAAACGGAGGTTCTGGTTATTCTAATGGTGAAACACTATATTTTAACGGTGGATTATTTGGTGGTGGTTCATCTCCTTTAGATGATGTTTGGTTAAACATCCAAACAAACAATAGTACACATACAACCGTAAGTGGCGGCTATTGTAACACATCAAGTGGGGATTACTCAACCGTGAGTGGTGGATATAGAAACACATCAAGTTGTTATAGTTCAACAGTAAGTGGAGGTATTAATAACAAATCAAGTGGTAATTCTTCAACCGTAGGAGGTGGTCTTGAAAATACATCAAGTGGGGATTACTCAACCGTAAGTGGAGGTCGTAGAAATACATCAAGTGGTTATCATTCAACCGTAAGTGGTGGTTATCTTAACACATCAAGTAATTCTTATTCAACCGTAGGTGGAGGTCGTAATAATCTTTCCGAAAACCAATATGATACAATTGGTGGTGGGCTTTCTAATACAACAATATTAAGTGGTGGCGCAACGGGCGGAGCAACAATAAGCGGTGGTGAGTGCAACACATCAGGAAATTACTACACATTTAATGGTGGTGGTTGTAGAAACGTTACACTAGGTGAATTTTCAACAATAGGAGGTGGTCAAAACAACCAAAACATTTCAGGTTTAGTACAACAAGTTTCTTTTAATTCTGGTAATGCCTCTGCAATACCAGATAATACATATTCAATTTACCCAACAACTATTCTTGGTTATGGGTCTGGACTACAAATTTCTTTTGATGTGAGTGGTGGAAGTGTAAGTAATGTTAATGTTGTAAATCCTGGTATAAGATATGAACAAGGAGAACAAGTTTTAGTTTCTGGTGATACTATTGGTGGTTCATCACCAGCAAATGATTTAACCTTTGATTTAGATAATGTTGTAACTTCAGAATTTTCTTTTATTGGTGGTGGACAATCTAATACATTAGTAGGACAAAATTCTGTTGTTGTTGGTGGAATTCTTAATACCGTAATTGCAAATACTTCATCTATAGGTGGTGGTGTTCAAAACACTGTAAATGAAAATTTTTCAACAATAAATGGTGGTTTTAATAACACAACTAGTGCTGATGGTTCATTTATTGGTGGTGGTACTGAAAACAAAATAAACTCAACATCTGCATTATCAATTATTGGTGCTGGAAGGTGTAATACAGTTTCATCCATTTATGGGGTAATTGTTGGTGGTTCAAACAATGATATAACCCAAACTGGTGGTAGATCAAATATAGGTGGTGGGTTTCAAAACACAATACAATCTGAAGTATCAAATATTAACGGTGGTAGATGTAATACATTGGGTGGAACAAACACAATATCTACAGTTAGTGTTTATGGTTCTTACAACGGAAATCCAATTCAAGATGGTTTCTATTTAGTAACACCAACCTCAACATCAGGTTCTGGAAGTGGTGGTCAATTAAACATTTCATTTAGTGGTTATTATGTTTCTGGAACTTTTGTAAATTTTGGTGGTGTTAACTATCAAGTTAATGATACAATAACATTTGATGGTGGGTTATTTAGCGGAGGAACTTCTGGTGTAAATGACATAACATTTAATATTGACTCAATTGATAGTGCGATAGGAAATTGCTCAACAATTTCTGGTGGATTTTGTAATACACTATTAGGTAATTATTCTTCTATTGGTGGTGGAGTTAACAATACAATTTCAGCATATAACGCAACAATAGGTGGTGGACAAGGAAATACTGCGTTCGGCTATCAATCATTTATTGGTGGAGGTTTTTGTAATACAACAATTGGTACAAGAAGTGCTGTTGTGGGTGGACAAAGTATTATTGCAACAGAAAATGATATGACATATATGCCAAACGCGAACATACGGTCAACCGGATATTTATACTTTGGTGATGATGTTGATGGTTCTTGGAGAATGAGTATATCTGGAGCAACATTTATAATAGAGAAAAAGGTTTTAGGTTCTTGGATTGTATCTGGAACATTTGTATAAATAAAATAAAATAAAAAAATAAGAAATGGGATTTAATACAGACATATTAAGTGCAACAACAATAAGTGGCGGAACATTTTATGGTGATGGGTCAGGATTAGTTGATAACACAATTACCGAAATTATAAATTCACCAACACAGAATCCACTTAATGTTAACACAAGTAATGATTATTTACCAATTACTGGTAATGACCAATATCAAGATGAAGCAAGTAACTATATTTCTTGGACAAATGGGTCAAATAATGGGACAGGATTTAATCCTTGGACCATAACTACACAACCAAATACTGGTGTGTTTTTAGGTAATCCAGCGTCAGACGGTATGGGAACCGCCGGTATTGGAACAAACGCATTTGCTCTTTTTGCAACTGACGGATCAAATTATGTATCAACATCAAGAACATTTACATCTGGAATGAATGTTGGTGATGTATTTAGTTTTTATTGGGCAATAAATTTTGACGCAAATGGTGGTAATAAAGGTTTTGATTTAAAAGCTGGTGGTACAACAATTTTTAATGCTAACAACAATAATACATCAACAATAACATCAAACTTATCTTCACCTAATAACATTATTGATAGTGGTTATGGTACAACACCAATGTTAGTTACTCTAACTAGAACAAGTGATATTCTTTATAACATTACAATAACATCTAGAAGTGGCGGACCAACTTATTCCGCACCAATAAACTCAACATTGGTTGTCAATGAAATTAATTTTTATTGTGGTGCTCAAGGTGATGGTTTGGGACAAAGAAATTTATTTTTTAATCAACTTTTAATTACAAAAACAACAGAGTTATTAAAAATAACAGTTGATGATTTGGGAAGTTTGTTTGGTGGTGGTTCTTTATATGAAGTTGGTTCTGGTACAGACTCAACACAAAGAATTGGTGTTAGTGGTGATGCAAGTGGTGATTATTCTCTTGTTGGTGGTGGAACCGGAAACACATCAATAGCAATAGCGTCAGTCGTAAGTGGTGGTCGTGAAAACACATCAAGTAATTCTTATTCATTTATTGGTGGCGGTTGTGCAAATACGGTACTCACAGAAAATTCATCAATTGTTGGTGGTGTAAGTAATTTAATTGGAAATCAAGGTACTGTAAGTGGTTATTATAATTTTACATATACTGGAACAACTTTTAGTTCATATATTAATGGTACTTATTCACCGACTTCGTCAACGTCAATAAATGGTTCTGGAGCACAGTTTTATTTTAATTTTCCACAAACTGCTGTTCATTCTACATATGATAAAATATATACCGGCTCAACTTTTACAAATAGTAATACGTATTTTAATTCTATAGTGCCGACATCTTCACTGTCCGGTCTTGGTGGTGGTGCAACCTTTAATGTTGAGTTTTACGAAGGTAAAGTTTATGTTAGCGTTACCTCAAATAAAGGTCTTGGTTATGTAAATGGTGATACTTTATTATTTGATGGTAGTTTATTTACACCAAGTGGCATTACAGGTGTTGACGATGTAAGAGTTAAAATAAAAACAGAAGTTGTTAATATACAAACTGTTGGTAACGGTTATGAAAATGGAGATACCTTGTTTTTTAACGGAACAATTTTTCCTGGAGGAACAATAAATGATTCAATTTCTTTTCAAATACAAACAGAACCATTAGGTAAACAATCTTTTATTGGTGGTGGTTGCTTAAATAAAGTTTATGGTAATAACTCAATAATTGGTACAGGTATTAACAACACATCTTTAAGTTGTAATTCAGTTATTGTTGGTGGATGTAATAATTTTAATGTACAAAGTAACTCAACAATTTCTGGGGGATATAATAATAAAAACGGAAGTTTAGGTATAAATGGAAATCCATATAACATACAATTTAGTAGTACAACATTAAGTGGGTACTTTACTAATATAGAACCAACATCAATAGGTTCTGGACAAGGAAGTGGAGCCAAGTTTGATTTTAACTTTCCTTGGGGTAAGATTAATTCAATTAGTTCTTACACATATACGGGTGGTACTTTAAATGGATTTTTTAATGATATACTACAAACCTCATCCTCTTCACTTAGTGGTACTGGTGCTGTTCTTGATTTTCAATTTAATTCTGGTGTTTTAGATGGTATATGGATTCAAAATGTTGGACAATTTTATAAAACTGGGGATGTATTATTTTTTGATGGTGCTTTATTTAGTGGAACATCTGGGATTGATGATGTTTATGTTACCATAGGAGCACAAAATGTTGTAAATAACTGGACTCAAGGTGCAAATTATGTTCCTGGAGATACAATATATTTTGAAGGTACAAAGTTTGGTGGTATTATACCAGATGATGATTTAAGTTTTCAAATATCAACATATTCAAGTGGATATGGGTCAACCGTAAGTGGTGGTGACCAAAACACATCAAGTGGTGATTATTCAACAATAAGTGGTGGTTATTCTAATTTTGCCGGAAGTTTAGCAACTGTAGGTGGTGGTTTTTGTAATACATCAAGTGGATATGGGTCAACCGTAAGTGGTGGCCGTAATAATACATCAAGTTGTAATCATTCAGCCGTAAGTGGAGGGTATTTTAACACATCAAGTGGTAATTGTTCAACCGTAAGTGGTGGTTATTGTAATACAATTTGTGGCGATTATTCCACAATTTCTGGTGGTAGATGTAATTATTCACTTGAGACTTCAACAATAAGTGGTGGTTATTCTAATTTTGCCGGAAGTTTAGCAACTGTAGGTGGTGGTATATCTAATCGTGCTGGTTTATCAAATGTCATTAATGGTCTTAATAATCTTATATATACTGGAAATACTTTAAATGGTTCTTATTTTAGTATTTCACCCACATCAACCTCATCTGGTTCTGGTAGTGGAGCTCAATTTAATTTTTTAAGTTTTAATAGAGTTGGTGAAACTGACAACTTTACATATTCTGGAACAACACTTTTAAATAATTTTTATAGTAATATCCCTCAAACATCAACACTTTCTGGTCAAGGAACTGGTGGTAATTTCTTTATTCAATTTAATTCAACTGGTATAAATTATATTAATTCAAACGCAGGTAGTTTATATCTTTCTGGTGATACAGTATTTATTGATGGTGGAAACTTCCCTTTTGGTGTTAGTGGTATAGATGATGTTACATTTAGAATAAAAACACTTTTTACTCCAATTAATATTCCTAATAAAGGTCTTGGTTATGTAAATGGTGATACAATATTTTTTGACGGTAGTAGTTTTTCTGGTGGTACATCTGGAGTAGATGATGTTATAGCAATAATAAATACAACAAATACTGGTGATAGAACAACAATCAGTGGTGGATATAGAAATACAACAAATGAATTTTTTGGTTCAGTAGGTGGTGGTGGTCTTAATTCATCTATGGGAGTTTCAACAACAGTTAGTGGTGGTTATCGTAATATATCATTAAAATGGAATAGTACAATTGGTGGTGGTGCTTGTAACTTAAATACTGAAACTGCCTGTGGTAGTGTTATTAGTGGTGGTAGATTAAATACAAATTCTTGTTTTTATGGTACAATTGGTGGCGGTTTTCAAAACACATCAAATGGTGGTTATTCAACAATAAGTGGTGGGTATTATAACACAACAATTGGTTCTTATTCAACAATAAGTGGTGGTAAACTTAACACAGTAAGTGGTTCTTATTCAACCGTAGGTGGTGGTCGTTTAAACAAATCAAACGGAAATTCTTCAACCGTGAGTGGTGGGTATTTAAACACATCAAGTGGTCAAGATTCAATCGTAAGTGGTGGTCGTTGTAACACAGCAATTAGTTGTGGTTCATTTATTGGTGGTGGTTTTTGCAATACATCAAGTGGTAGTTACTCAACAATAAGTGGTGGTCGTGAAAACACATCAATAAATGGTTGTTCAGCAATACTTGGAGGTCAATGTAATACAGCACAACACGATTGTTCTTTTATTGTTGGTAATGGTATTACATCAACAGCAGCAAATACAACACATATGAACTGTTTACATTTAAGCTGTTTGCCAACATCAGCCGCAGGTCTTGCACCAGGAACAGTTTGGAATGATTCTGGAACATTAAAAATAGTATAAACAATAAATCAAAAATAAAACAAAAATGGAAATTAAATTGTTATTTAAGTATGAAGAACCAAAACAAATTGGTGAACACAAAGTAATTGCAATCAGACAAGTACCAAGAGGAATTAGATTTAGAACTGAAGAAGGACCAATTCTTAAAGAAGTTACATTTAAAGAGACTTGGACTGAAGAAGAATTACACACATTATTATTAAGTTAATAAATCAAACCCCACCCTAAAAAGTGGGGTTTTTTATACACTTTTTTGTTACAAATAATATAATTAAATTATGTTTGTAACAGTATGTAATAAAGAATACCTCATAGGATTTGAGGTAATGTTAAAATCTTTAATTGACAACAATCCTAGGATTACAGAAGAAAACATTCCTTTCTGTATTATATCAAATGATATAACAGAAAATGACTTATACACAAGTATAAAAATACATAAAAATATCTTCTTAAAAAGATATGATGAGTCAAAATATTCCCAAATAGAAGAGTTAAAGAAAAAACAAATGGCATTTGGTGATTACACCAAGTATGAAATTTTTTCTATTGAGACCGAAAATAATATAATATTTTTAGATTCAGATACAGTAATTTTAGGAAACATTGATTACCTTATTGATTTTAAAGAACCTTTTGGTTGTGTTAGAGAATTATTTATTGACCAATATAATACCGGTGTTATGGTAATTGGAAATAAATATTTAAATCCAAAAATAACAGAAGATTTAATTAATTTAACAAACATTTATGGTATTACAGAGCACTTGGATCAA